TGCCCCCAATCATCATCATTAACATGTGCGCCGAAGGATGTGTGTATTAACTCGTTGTTGGCTTGGTCGTTCAGATCGTCAATGGCGCTGTTATATTCATCTGCCATTTGTTCATACTGATCTTCTTCCTCGCCCTCAGAATCGTGGTGTACGCTAGCGCCGAAAGGGAACGGGTCATCCAAGCCCTCGGCTCTGCCCGGTCTAAAGAACATGCTAAGGATCTCGCCATCACGGGTGTCGCCGTAGCTACCACCGTAGCGTGTAAGGTAGTCTAACTGCGGTATGAAATACGTGGTTGCCTCGCCCTTGCCAGTCTCGGCGTCAATGTCTCCCAACTCTTGAGCGAATATGTCCTTCTGCTTCTCCCATACAAACTCTCTGACTGCGCCGACAAAACCGGGTGTGCCTCTGCCGTACGTCCTGCTCTCGGGAGCAGCAAAGGTTAGTTCGTTTGGATCATCAACGTACTTTCTAAGTCTAACGCGAGAGTTTACGCCGATACCACTAATGTCACGGTCACGGTCAGCAAAGATCTCCTCGTCATCAAAGTCACCAATGTCTTTCGGGTCTGGCGCTCGGGTAGCTTCTTCACTGTGTTTCTCTAATGCGGCTTTATATTCTTCTTCTGATGTGATCTCTTTCCATGGCTCGAAATCTCCCGCGCCGGGGCGTCTGCTCTCCCAATCTTCATAGTTCTTAACGTACTGTTTGAACAACAGAGGGTTGATGTTGAGAGCCTTGGCTTGAGCGATGATCATGACTTCCTTAAACTTCTCAGGCTTCGCTGCCATCTCAACCTTCTTCTCCATTCCGTTCCACCACTTTGTGCCGGCGTTGGTCCTAGCCCACACCCACAACAACATCAACGCACCCTCGGGTGTCTCGGTGTCGTAGTCCTGACGGATAGCTGTGATTCTCTCGGCTTGTCCTAACTCCTGATACATCCTGTCGAGTTTCGCAATCGGTCTTTCTCTTTCCTCCGAAGGTGTCAGAAGTTTATTAAGTTCTGCCTCTGTGACTGCGTACGCGATAGGTCCGTGACCCTTCGCCTCTTGGATGGCGCAATGAAAATACTCACTGCCCTCGCTGTGGCATGAGTGAATGTTACTAATGTCGCTCATGCGTAGTACGTCGATGGGGTGACGTGACAGGATGACGTGCATGTTCTCTGCTTTGTCTTCGCTGGTCAACCCTTGCTGGAGTTTCTTGTGGTTGTTGTCTTTCGTGTAGTGTGTCTGATTCTTAGCCCACCACTGCGCTGCACCTTCGGGAAGCTTGCCCTTGTTCTCAAGACCGCCAATGACTTTATTGATTCCCTGCTTCTGAACCTTAGTAATCTTCTCGCCTGCTCTCGGTCCTTTCGGGATCACTTGCTCGACTCGGCGCTCTAGCCCAAGGTCGGCTACGTCAATCTCTACTTCGTACTCGCCGCCGCCGTCAGCAGCAAGGCGCTGTCGCTTCTGCTTTACCTTCTTTGTGGGGAACCCCCGCTCGGGTGCATCTGAGGCTTCCCATTCTTTCCACTCTTCTTTGGTTGGCTCCCACTCGCCGCCATCGGGGTTGTGGGTGCTCCCGGTTTCTTGGCTCTTTTCGTAGCTGTAAATGCTCCGCTGGCGTTCGCGGGCGCTGTCAGAGATCGGAGGCAACCAGCCATCTTGTTTGACTGCTCGCAGGATTGCTTTGAGCATGCGAGTGTCGTGACTGTCCATAGGGAAAGTGACGCGCATGTTCTCGCCAAAGATTTCATTGAAATCATACTCGAAATCACCATGCGGGTCCATGTCCCGCATCCAAGCATAGATCTTGTCAGCGGTATTCTTCGAGACTTCATTCATAATGTCTCGGCGCTCGGTGAGAGTCAGGGGCTTTGTGCTTTGTGCGAACTTCTGCCAGTTCTCTAGAATAGTTTTATAATCCATGTGCCTACCTGCAGTAATTAGTATGTATTCTGTTCTCCATCCTCAAACGTAATGATTGTTTTGTTTGCAGGATGGGGTTCAACATGGACCTTTAAGAAGTCGCCCAAGCTATCGAAAATAGCGATACCGCCTCTGGGTGGTGGGTACAGCCAGTGGATAATGCAGTGTCCAGATGCCAACTCCACACCTTCGATGACTACGCCTTCGCCAGACACACCGGTTTCGTCGTTCTGCCGGCAGACCGTAAATGTCCTGATCCCTCTCGGGGCTAGCTTTGGTGGCGGCTTGGGCTTTAGACTCTCATCTATGTCTGCCAGATCATCAACACTAACCATCGCAATAGTATCGTCTGTAACTTCACTCACTCTATGCATCCCCCACGGGTCTTAAGCCCCTTAATAGCTGCGCTTCATATTCATCGGTAATAGATTTCATGATTGCTTTTTCTGCCTCTTTCATTTCTTCCATGTGCTGCCACAGTAAGATATTTTCATCTTTTACCGCCTCAAGCTGTTCAACTAGCTTTTTGTTGTTTACCTTAAGTAGTTCAACGGTGTACCTTAATTCGTGATTCGTCCGACGTAGAGAGGATCTTGATGTTCCCCCTCTCAAGGCTTTCCGTAAAATCGCGGACATTGATCGAGTGACGTTTTTTGCCATTTCTGTTCCCCATTGAAAAAATCTCATAATAGTATTCCCTTTGCATGTCGTCATGCTTATGTTCTGTAAAACCTACCCAGAATTTATCCACCACGACATGCATGCTTCTGTTTATTTGTATCAGCGAGCCAATCACCCCGTCACCTCAGTTGGGAGTCCCCAACGAACAATATTCAGTCCTTTGATTTTCGCCATATCTTTTACCAAGTATCTTTTAACCCAGTATGCCGGACGTAGATCGGTGTTAAGCTCAAACTTAATAATATACCGGTTGAACCAGTACTGGTCGGTTGCTCGGGCGCGACTCTGTGCTCCTGCTCGGGCAGGGTCTGTAACGGTCGTAACACGCTCAATGGCTCGCATGTCATCGATTGTCTGATCTTTATTGCCGCCCTTCTCTTTACTGATACGGACATCCACCTCTACCTCGTATGTACGTTGGATGTAGGTTGGATCTTTAGTGGTCGCCTCCTTGAGAGTGTCGAACCACTTGTCTATTGCTTTTTGTGTACTCATCATTATAAATAGTTTGTTAAAGGGTTAAAGGCTGTTTAGCAGCAAAGCAGTGTCTTTCCAAGAAGCGACACTGTGAACATGCCCATTTGGGCGCTGACCTATCAATTCAGCGATTGCATAATCATTGCCGGGAAATTCAATTCTGTCTCCTACAAAATGTATTGTAACATCTTTCGGCAAATCTTTAAAATGTTCCCGAATCACCTGTGACTTGTCACGCCCTTTGTTAAAAATGTCTATGCTGACAGCGCCACCGATGACAAAATCGCATTTAGGGTGCTTTTTCCGCAGCTTCTTGACGATATGTTCTCTTTCGTGCTGCTCCGCATCATATGCAGTGTACTCATCCCTCTGTTCCTGTGTGGCATCTCTGCCGACAATCGAAAAGTTGACCATGCCGGTCCTACTCTCATGGTGCCTGCCTGTCTTTGTTGGATACTCAGATTCGGCAACCGCCAAATCTAGGTCCGATAGAAGCTTTTTGGATGGCTCAAATTTGTGCTCATATTCATGAAACCATGCCCGCTCCTCGTCCTTCTTTCTCCTGTAATATACGTTGCCCATACACGCAAACACGCCCTCGATACGGTCCATGACCTCGGGACTCAGTTGCTCAGCCAGACGCACAAAGCTGCCGCCCGACACAAGATAGACCTCCCTACCCTCCAACCATTCAAAAAATTGGCGGCGAAAAATTTGCACAGCCTTCTGTTTCGGGGGCGTTAAAGTTCCATCAACATCAAACAAGTATATTGTTCTCATCTGTTGTAGTCATCGTGCAAGCGCACCACATCATCAATCTCCGGGGTACTAACCTCCAACAGTTCCACATCGCCCTTGTTCGCGCAATATCGATGGATTAAGCCGGGAGTAATGCGTTGGCTTTCACCCTCTCGGAGAAGCTGGGTGATCCCTTCCAGTTCGCCATGGTGTTCGTAATGAGGACCAAGTTCCAGCAGGAGCGTACCCTTCATCACATAAATCGTCTCATCTTTCTGCTCATGATATTGTCTAGACAGGCGGTGCCCGTCGTCAATATGCAAAATCTTGCCCAGATATTTGTCGTTGACTGCCCAACGAATCTCATAGCCCCAAGGCTTATCTACTCTCATACTATCTCCAAAATAACTGCACGCCCATGATGCAGCATGACAAGGCGATGCAAATCATCGTCTTTGTTGTAAACATACTCTCGCCCAAAAGCAGGTAGGTTAATATCGGAAACACGAAATACGATGCCGCGAAACCCATAAACCTTCCTGACCATGCCTCTCCAGTTTCTTCAAAGATGTAGCGCGTAGCCATCCAGAAACTAAGCCCGACAGGAATAGAGTAGATACCAACAGCTAGCAAAGGCTTGTCCTTCCACCATTCCCATGCGAACTGAGAATTCAACTGAAACCATGCACAGATATGCCCCAGAATAAAGAAGCCAATGCCGTAAAGAAAGTTAATGTTAGGCATTTCTGCTCCATTTTAGGTACTTGTGTAATGCGCTCGTAACCATCGAGTGCCACAGTTTATCGTTGATTGGGATCTGAAAGTCTGATGCTATCTCCAGTCCTTTCTCCCATGCCATCACCTCTTCTCGGAGGATGTCAATCTTGTGAGCACGGGTCGCCCTCTTGTTATTCAGCACTGCAGCCGGGTAACGGCGGGCGTGTTCTACCTCACACTCGCGCAAAAGCACATGCCCTGTCTCATGCAACAGCATATAAAGCTGCCTTTCGAGAGTTGCACGGTTGTCAACTACAATAAAGTCACCGGGAACGATGGCACGTTTGCTGTGAAACAATGCAGTCTCGCCGTCTTGCTCAAAGACAACCGGTAATCCGTATTCAACATCTAGAAAGACTATAACCCTATCAATATATTCTTTGACATCACTTCTTTCTTGTTTTGCTGCATTCGCGACAGTCTTCATCTTCCAATCCTAGGTGATCTTTCAAATCGTTGAAGCCGCCAATGACTTCTTCATCCCCGTTTATATCGCATTTTACAACCAGCGGCAAAGTTGGCCAACGATACTTCTTGCCAACAAAAACCTGCATCTCTGGGCTTTTATCCAGAAAGGTTAATGCATACTCATAGCCAGAACGGTCTAGCTGCTTTACTGCTTCGATGGCATAGGGATCGTGACCTGTGCCATACACATGATAAAATAATATAGACACTATTATCCCTTCAACAGAGCTTTGGTCTGAATATTTAACTTGTTCTCGATCATGCCAATGCCGCCGACGACAACAATATCTAAGCCGCCGTGTCCACGATTCATCTGAATCTTGGTAAACTCTTGGCGGTCGTCTAAGCCATCAGGCAAAATGCCCTCTTTGAGCAAAGATGTTGCTCTATGGTCTGGTCTGAGACACACCACATAGTCTGGGTTGACAACCACTTCACGCAATGTCCATTTTCCGCTCTTCTGAGTGGGCTGCTCATACAACTCCACCAGTTTAATTCCGTTCATTTCTCCTCCGGTTCTCTATAGGGATAGACGTGGGCTTTCTTCACCAACATCCTGCGCCCTTTAATAAAAAGTTTAAGTCCCGCATCTGCTTCTTCCAAGAAGATTCCTGTTGTCGGTGCCTCAGTCACCAAGACATTGCCAGATCCCCAGTGCCACAACTGGACATCTTGCGGAATATAGACCAGATCGCCATGAGCAAATTGTTCGCTAGCCTGTTTCTGGTGTTTCGTCTTCATACGTTTTTCCCTGAATGGCATTGTTGTAGCCTGATAGCAGCGAAGCTGCATCCTCAAGCCTCTGATCGATACGCGCAAGACCTTGACGAGTTTTATCAATAAGTTCTAGAATCTCGTCGCCCTTCAACTGGTCCTTTACTGCAACGTCATCAATTCTGCTGACATGATTAGACAGAAACAGCAAGGACTTGCCGCTTTCTCTCATAAATTCAGTAATCAAGTCGGGAATGTTCTCCAACTCTTCTGAATAAGTAATGTTAACTCTCATCTATACTCCAATAGATACTGTTATGGGGAAGTGATCATTCCCCAGATGCTGTTCATAACTAGTGCAATGGTCAAACTTACGATTGACCAGATCACCTTAGTGTTGCTCGCCTTCCACGACTCTAGCTGCTGGACCCGTGCTTCCAACTGGGCATGGCGGGCATATAAGCCCTGATCGGGGTTGTACATGGCTTCCTTGATCATGGAAATGTCATCAGCCGCTTCACTGATGTCGGTCTTGATTCCATCGATGCCGCTACTAAGCAGATCGATCTTGGAACTCAAAGTCGCCATCGACTGATTCAGTTCAAGCATTGTGATCACATTTTCGGAAATATCTGGAGCCATAGTACTTTAATTAGTTCGATGTTTCGATTACCGCGTGACTCGTTGTAAATAAAGTGCCTGCCGCCGAAGCTGCATTCTGCAACGCACAACGGGTGACCTTCACAGGGTCAATCACGCCAGACTCTACCATTTTTGTCAACTTGCCAGCGTGAAAATCCCAGCCTTCTTCAAGCGAAGCGGCTTGGATCTTATCACAAATCAAGTCGGGGCTTTCCCCTGCGTTCACAGCCATCTGCCTAAGCGGAGCATGCACTGCCGCCTTTATAATCTCAATTCCGCAGCGCTGCTCTTCGTTGTCTGCATCGATCTTTAGCGCAGCCGCTGCACGAATGAGAGCCACGCCGCCGCCGGGAACGATACCCTCTTGCTGGGCAGACCTTACTGCTTCTAGAGCATCCTCAATCCGGTGTCGCTTCTCGGTCATCTCAATCTCAGTGGCAGCACCTACGCGAATCACGGCGACACCGCTTGCCAGTCTGGTAATGCGCTCTTGCAACTTCTCGCACTCATGAATGGAGTCAGTCACTGATAGCTCTGCCTTAAGATTTTCAATCTGTTCTTCGATCTTGGTGTAGTCACCTTCACCGCCAGCAACAGTAGTGCCAGCCTTAGTAATCTCGATAGTCTTACAAGAACCTAAGTGCTCCAAGGTTACCATTTCCGGAGACAAGCCCTTGGATATGGTAATAAAAGTTGCGCCCACGGATAGCGCCAAGTCTTGCATAATGTTTAGTCGATCCTCGCCATAGCGGGGAGCCTTAACTGCTGCAACCTTGATACCTGAGTTCATTTCCTGACGGCGGATGGCGTTCATAACCAGTGCAGCCAGTGCTTGACCCTCTACCTCATCTGCAACAACGATCAACGGACGACTGCTACGGTCAGCAATCTCAAGCACAGGCAACAACTCATCCACTCGCTCAATCTTGGCATCGGTTACCATGATAAGGGGATTTTCATATCGAACTTGTCTGCGGCGTGGGTCTGTGATGAAAGCTGTAGCCACATACCCAGAAGCAAATCGAAAACCCTCGATTAGATCTAGGCTAGTCTCTAGGCTTCGTGCTTCTTCAACAGTCACCGCCCCATCTTTGCCAACACTATCAACCGCAGTTGCCACCAGATCACCCAGCTTACGATCATTGTTCGCAGAAATAGTTGCGACATGAGCAATATCTTCCTTGCTCTTGATCGGCTGAGCCATGTCCTGAAGGTTAATAACTACTGCCTCTACTGCCTTGTCCATGCCGCGCTTCAACTCAATAGGCGACATGCCCGAAGCAAGGTACCGCTGAGATTGTTCTAGAATCTCTCGCGCAAGAACAGTTGCTGTCGTGGTTCCGTCACCTGCGATGGAGTTCGTCTGCGACGACGCCTGTTTAATGATCTGTGCTCCAACATTCTCAAACGGATCGTCCAGTTCTACGTGTTTCGCTACAGTCACACCGTCCTTGGTGATGATGGGAGTTCCGCCGGCAGTTTGCAGGATTACGTTCCTGCCTCTCGGTCCCAAAGTTGCTGCTGTATAATCAGCCAGCAGGTTGACGCCATTCATAATCTTCTGGCTTAAGCCTGCACCATTGTTGTACTCTTTAGACAATATACACCTCTTATTTATATTCTATATTATAACCCAACTTAGCAGGGTTGTCAAATGTTATTATTCGCTATCGGAAGAAATATCTTCTTCAAGCGCTTGCTTAACCACCTCTGCATCGCCCATCGCTTCTTGACCGTGAGTAATCGCGGTACTGCGCTGGCGGGATGAAAAGTATTCACCGATATTTGTGGTGAGGTTCTGCACACCATCAAGGAGGCTTGTAACGCGCCCCTCAAGGGTCTTCGCATAGATCTCAGCGATGGCATCAAATCTTGACGCTGTGAAGTCTAGATTTCCGTGACCTTGCAGGTTAATAGTGCCGCCTAGATTTTGAATCATCTTGAAAGACACTTCCCACTGTGAGGGATCATCCCCTCGTCCCTCTGCCAACACGCGCTCTTCTTCCATAAGGATTTTTTCACGCTGGTAAAAGGTTAATGATTCAGGCAATTCCAATGGCTCTTCTTTCTCTGCGGGATCGTCCGGTGGGATGTCGCCATCGCGAGCAGCATCAGCTATCGATTTGTGGAGCATTCCACGCTTAGTGTAGCCGGGAGCCTGTGTGATGATAGCCGCGATTTGTGCCCTGTCTCCTGACTTGATGGCAGCGTTAAGCTCATCGAGAGAAACGTCGCCCAGCAGCATGCGGGTCTTCTTAGAGCCTCCAGCGATGAATTCTGGCAAGTTCTCTCTCGTAATGTCGAACTCCCAGATCTCTAGGGCACCAACAGCGCCGGACTCTTCCTTTGTTTTATATGCCACAAGGTATTTGATGGCAGGCTCGCCGCGTACGAACAAAAAGTCCACAAGGTTAGTAAAGCTTCCTTTAACACCCGTGCTTTTGCCCAGCAGCTTAAGGCTCACTGGGATGTTCTTGCCGCCATACTGACTGAAGGCAACGAAGTCTTCAATGGGCAGTGTGCCCTTGACTCGTCCAGCCTCCTGATGCCCACCGGTTAGTGCAGCCATGAACGCTTCAAACACGAAGCCGGCTGATGACTCATTGAAATGATTCATTGCAGCCTTAAGGCTCTCAACAATAATCATTGTGTTGATGATAACTCGGGGGCTGGTCCTGCGCTTCGCCTTCGCTGGGTCGAGGAATTCGTTAAGGTATTGGATTCGACCTGCGATAGAAGTACCGCCGCGAACAACCTTAAAGATATTGTTTACCTGTTCCCGATCCATGTGTTCTGGGTTTCCCCATGCCTCGGTGGGCGTGTATTTGGGAAGTGATAGCACAAACTTTTGACCAGCAGTTTGCTCTTCGTTCATCCGCTCCATTCCACGGGCGGTCTGCATTGTCTGTTGGCTAAGTAAAGCCTTTAGTTCATCTCCGTCCATGCCACTGTCTGCCAATAGACGAATAGCCTCCATCATGTCGGAGTCTACGCCCACAAGCAGAAGCTGACGATAGATCTCGCTCCATTGTTCGGGTGTTAGGCGACCTTCATTCATAGCCATCTGCGGGCTTCCCTTGTCGCCAAGACCCTGTGGGTTTGAGAAGTGAAGCATCACGGAATCTACCATCGCAACGTCAGGCTCGCCCATGATCTCTGCGACGACGCGCTCGATTGTTGCACGGTCGCCCTCCATGCCGGCTGGCACATGAGTGGCAATCATCTCAGGGTTAATGTTTGAGTCGAACCCGGCGGGATCTGATCGGGCTGCGATATCGGGGTAAGAGTCTCCGATGGTTTCTTCGATCATCTCGACCAACATCTCTAAGTTTAATGTTGGTGCCTTGTCTGTGTTGAAATACTGCTCAACTAGCAGGTCTAAATCTTTCTTGCTCATGTCCTAATTAGTCCTCAATCTTTGCTTTTACTTCGTTACTTAGCTGTAATAAATCTAGCCCAGCACAGTCGATTTTCCTAGCCGTCAGGTTGTAGTGGCTAACGAACCCACTAAACTTTGCACGGGCAGAGTCCTTATGGACTCCCGTACTCGTTTCACCATCCATTGTCGGCACATCCAGCGGGATCCCGATACCCTTGTGAACAGCTTCCCACAGGGCTTTCAATGCCTCAATCTGCACTGGATAAAAATCTGTAAATGGCTTGAGTTTTTTGCCGTGGACCCGGGCATTGTCCTGAATCGGGCGTTCTCCGAATCCTTCCCTCACATACCAGTCTTGATACTTGGGATAATATGCGTTACTAATCTCTACGCCAATGGACGCATGGTTAACCTTGCCATTGCCTGCATGCCACGCACCGTGCTGTGTGTCTAATAGTTGATAGATAGTTCCATCGTTGTCGATGCAGAAATGTACTGAGATCCCTCGGCGTCCCAGCACCATAGCACACGACTCAGAGGACAGACACACATCCCAATGGTTGACAAACATGGTTGGCTTTCTGTCAGGCTTGCCGGCGTAGTCGTAATAGCTGCCGGCTTCACAGTCCAAGCCTAGATCTTCATCCCACAAGACAACCATATCCCAATCGATCTCTAAGAACTCTCCATTGTGTACAATGAACTTCTGATCCGAACATGACCGGGTGCCTCGATTGTAGGGAGATGGGTGAGGACTATGTTCCGAAATGCCGGATTCGCGCTCGGTCCAAATCCTCCTGTATGTCATCGGACCCACCAAACCATCTGCTTCAAGTCCATTATCTTTCTGCCACTTTTTAACAGCAGCGACTAAATCATCATCATTGTGCTCACAGCCAAACCACGACGGCTTCCAGCCTAAGGAATCTTGTGAAGACTTGTTGTAGAATACCTTGTCCATTCAAAACCTCAAATAATAATGTCTGCGATGCCGTACTCAATTGCTTCTGAAGCTGAGAGGTATACGTTGACTTTCCTTTCGAGCAGTCTCTTGAGCGTACGCTTGGTTAGATTGGTTTCCCTGACGAGTGCGTTAACATAGTTTTCTTGAGAGTTTCTGATCTCATCCATTTCATTTTCTAGATTGTGTAGCGAGCCATGGTTCCCGCCGATGACCGAATGAATCATCACCCGGCAGTTGGCACCAATCTTACGCTTGCCTTTGGTCCCTGCGGCTAACAGCAGAACACCCGCAGACATAACCTTGCCAAGACCGAAGGTGTGAATCTCACAATCCTTCTGGATCATACGCATTACATCGTAGAGAGCAAACATATCGTCGGCACTGCCGCCGTATGTGGAGATGATAAACTCCATTGGCTCCCACACTTCTTTACCTTCTTCCCCAGTCTTGCCTGAGTTATGAAGGACCAATAGCCCGCTTAGTGTCTCGCGGGACTTGCGCTCATCGATGTCTCCGTAAAGACCTACGACGCGCATCTCTTCGTCAGGCTCCATGCCCAAGGCTGCAGCCAACTGCTCTGCGGTCAAATCACCGCCTGATTCTTCTTCTGACTCTTCTTCTTTCTTCTCTGCTTCTTTCTTGGGCGACATCAACATTATAACTTCCTTCTGTTTTCTTCAAAATGCTTGACCGCTCCCTCCCAATCAGAAAACTTTACGAACTGTTTCCTGTATGTGGTCGGGAAGCTGGCTAAGTAATTATCTATTGCTGCCTTTTTCCACCGACCAAATTCGTAATCATCCATATTTTTTTGGCGGATAATGGTAGCTTTATCTTCTGCGTCTTCTAGTTTCTTATATTTCAATGCTCTGAAAAACTCTATGTCTTCGGTCGCCGATATCATCAACTTTAATGATTGTAGTCCGACTCTTTCGACGAACATACCCATTCGACCTACGGTCATTAGGTTCGTTATAGCACAGCCTACCAGATACCCGATAAGTCCGCCTAGTGCATACTCCATTGCAACTCCATTTTTAAAAACAACACTACCCTATAGCATACACTATAGGGCAGCAGTGTTAAAGCAAAATAATATTATTAGTGTTTGGCATCTCAGCCCTTGCGGGACTTACTTGCTGCCACAAGCCGCTTCGCAACTCGGCGGGCGACCTCATTAATCATTGCCTCGTCTTCAGTGATGGAGACATCAGCATCTGCAAGTTCTTGCATAAGCTCTTCCTCTTCTGGGGGAAGTTCTTCATCGCCTGCGACTGGCATCATTTCTTCGCCTTCGGGGGCTTCCTCTTCCTCGCCACCTTCCATGCTGACATCTGCGCCCTGCTTCTGCAGTGCTGCCACAATGTCGGAAACTAGCTCGTTCGGATCGACCTCAACAGTCTCTCCAACCTCTTCGTCTGGCATCTCTTCTTCTGGTCCCTCGTCGCCGGGAAGTTCTTCTTCTCCAGCCATTGGATCGGGACCACCTAGTTCCATCTCTTCTTCACCCAACTCAGTCAAGAACTGATCGGTGAACTTTGATTCGATTTCAGCTAGCCGCATAAATCTGCGAGTAACTGCTTCTTTTAAAATTAGCTTCTTTTTGCTCATCTCGTATAATCTCCTAATAATATATTATATGAAGGCTTCGATAATAAATAGTCTATTCAATAGCAAACGGCGTCATCTATTAAATAAAAAGTCTTTCAAGTATGCCGCACGAAGCGAGATTTTCCCAAGTGCCCGCTTCTCAATCTGTTGTATTCGGGCTGGGGTGTACTTTAATCTTTTTCCGACCTCTTCCAAAGTCATGTTCCCGTGATTATAAACTGCCACTAAAGTACAGTTCAGGTCGTCTGCAAAATCTATCCATAATCGGCATTCTTTCTGTTTGCATTTTTTATTTTTTTGGAGACACGTTCTTGCGCAACGTCTCATCCCGCCTCATCCATTACGTTTGCCGATGCAATCATGGCAGCGTGAATCTTGGATATCTCTTCGTAGCCTTTGATCACAGTTACATGGTCGCACCGATACCAACCGCCCTGTAGCTTATCTTGAGATTCCATTTCCGGTGGGAGCGGGGTCGTAAACCTTACCCTGTGCCAGCGCCACGGAGGTAGCGAACCGGCATGGCGCAGTTCTGAATCCACTATGACTCCGTAATATCCGGGGGCAGCTTTGCGGTTCCATAACACGATGCTTCCTATTTCATAACTCATTGTGTTCCTCTTCGATCATATCAAATATGTTTTCTATTTCATTTGGGTTGAGAGCAAAATGCTCTTTAAGTTCTTTGCCTTGATCACGCAGCTTCTTAGACTTTGTGTTCTTCAGCTTGCTGTGTTTACTCTTTGTGGACTTTAATGTTTCCAGAAACTGCATAAACTCTGGCGACTGATTTAGATAAGCATCAATGCAACCACGAAAGAAATCTGACTGACTGATTCCATCATAATGTAGTCGGATGCGCAAATCTGCATGAACCTTGTCGTTCTCTCTGAAAACCACTCGCTTATTGTAGAGTTCATCTGACATTGCTTAGTCCCAGAATATGGGTGCCCGACTCAGAGATGCCTGCTGCCGTCTGGCGCGTGAACTTGGCGCGGGACTGAAGCTCCGCAAGATTGCGGGCGCCTGAATAAGAAAGCCCGCTTCTAATCCCGTTGTCTAAGCCGCGAAGCACATCATCCACTGAGCCTTTCATCGGGATAGTAGCTGACACTCCTTCCAATGACGACGCGCTGCCACGCCAATCCTGCTGTGCTTCTTCCGATGCCATGCCTCGATAAGTCTTGTGTGCTACGCCATCGATGTGTACGATCTCGGTACCACATGACTCTCGGGTGCCAGCCAGCATAGAACCCAGCATCACAGCATCTGCGCCTGCAGCCAGTGCCTTAACAACGTCACCACTGTTGCGGATTCCTCCGTCAGCAATGATCGCGGCATCCATGCCAGTCTTGGCGCAGTCCATGATGGTCTGCAGCCCGGGCACACCATGACCAGTTTGAATTCTAGTAGAACAAATCGAGCCACCGCCAATGTTACATCTGATAGAGTTTGCACCCCATTCGGCTAGCGCGTTAAAGCCCTCAAGTGTAGCCACGTTGCCCGCCATAATATGTACGGTGTCGCCAAACGTATCCTTTAGCTGCTTTATAGCTGCCTCCATCAAGGAGTGGTGACCGTGAGCAACATCAATACATAAGATCTCTGCACCCATGGCTACCACTGACTTTGCTCTGTCATGGAAGTCGCCGGTGACACCGATGGCTGCTGCCTTGGTTCCGTACTTCTGTCGCCTGATAAGTTTAGCTTGTCTGTCAATCGAACAATAGCGGTGGATAACTCCCAAGCCGCCGGCGATGCCCATGTGAGAAGCCATCAGTGCTTCAGTAACCGTATCCATGGGGGATGAAATGACTGGCAAATCCAGTCTAAAAGAACCCAGCATGGTGCCAATGTCAATCTCTTTTCTGCTACGAATGTCAGAGTACTGGGGTACCAACAAAACATCGTCATAGCTGAGACTTACCATGGTCTTCATTATAGCTCTCCCTTTTCATACTTCTCGACCACTCGCTGTGCTGCCGACCAACAGTCGGGACAGTATAAACGAATGATCTTTTCTTGTTCTCTAACCACCACGTTCCACGACGACAGCATCTCACGATTCTGCTTGTCGAACTCAGCTTCGCACATCAGGCATGCTTCCGGAAGTTTAGTATAAAACTCCATCTTATCCGCAAGATCGGGGCTTCCGTCCTTACGCTCGGCTGCAGCCACCTGTCGGCGTTGCTTGCGGTTCACGACTTCTCCATAGTGAAGGCGCTTGGACTGCCCCAAGCATCACGGTTTGTGTTCTCAAAGACCACGACCGCTGAGGGGAACGGGGCGGAGTTGGTGCTGTCACCAAACTTAAGCCTGCCTTTAACAAAGTGAATTTCTTTCGCCTTCATCACAAAGTCGTGCCAATACCGTGTATCGGTGCGAGCAGGGATCAGCATGACGACCCGGGTGTGCTGCTTCTGTGATTCGCTGTATGCCTTTCGGATCCATTGATCGATCCCTCGACCATAAGGAGGGTTAACAAAAACAATATGCCCTCCCCAATCCTTAGTAAGTCCGTCCTCCGCTTCCGTATAGAAGTTGGCACACTTGGTATTGTGGGTTGTTGCACAGGGGTCAAGATCGAACGGACCAAAGCGCCAGTTCAGTTTGTCAAAGAAGTCCTGTGGGGTTGCCCACTCGCCTGTCTTGGACGAAAATAGTGTTTGTTGTGTTGCTGCGTTCATTTGCTCACCTTAAGAGTTTTTAAATATGCGACCATTGCATCTAACTGCGTCCCTGTCCAGCCTGCTCCGATGGGAGGCATCAGGGGCGACTTGCCCACGGCAGTGCCGCCGGCAGCAATCGCTGTCCTTACTTGCTGGTCGGTTCGCGATGCCCAAAAGCTTGCATCCTGAAAGCTGGCGGGCTTGACAGGGAGAGAAGCAGAGGCAGGTCCGTCGCCTGCTCCGAACTCTCCATGACAGCCGGCGCACTGAACCTCATAGTCGGAGGCTGAGCCGGCTTGCGCCACTGTAGGCGCGGCGATAAAAAAGATAATGAGCAGCCTATTCACCAGTGCTCCCTAATGCGCCATCGCCACGGTCGCTGATTGTGATTGGGTACCAGCCATATAAGTCACTGTCGCCTTGGCGCTCCATAGCGCGGAAGTGTACAACCGGCGTCATAACAACTTGGGCAATCTTTGCATGTGAATCAATAACTTGTGCTCTGGTCCCAACGTTGTGAAGGTTAATAAACACTTCTCCGTCATAGCCTGAGTCGATCACACATGCTCCAACAATAAGGCTGCGCTTTGCAGCCATGCCGGAACGGTTCTTCACCTCCAGCATATAGCCATGCGGGATGCCGAACCTGATGCCTGTGGGCAGGACGGCGCTGGTGCCCGGTTCGATAGTAACAGGCTCGTTGTCAGCGGGGCTGAAATGGACATCCAGCCCCGCATCACTTGGGTTTGCCCGGGAAGGCGGATGTACGTTAAGATGCGTACGGCACCATTCGATCATCATTACTCGCTCTCGATGTCAGGGTTTGCGGCAGTCGAAAGGACGCTGTAAGTTTCATAAAGCTCGTCCAGATCAACCTCGCCCTTCATCAAACGATACGCCTTAACAGCGACACTCATCTCATCGCGAGTGAGCCAGCCTTGCCGACGATAATCGTTCCGAAGTTCGCGGCGGTGCTCCTTGTATGGCTCCATCGCATCTTCGATTTCCTTGAGAGAACGGACATACTCTATGATATACCGTTGGCGTCTTGCCTCAGCCTTAGAAATTACAGGCTTGCTTTCTGTACTCATTTTTGCTCCTTTGCATGAGTGGTTAGTGTCTATATAATACCAGCTTACTGCGCTGATGTCAACCTATTTTTCATCATTTTTATCGAGATTTCGCCATCTATAATCCTGAAACTCGATTATGTTGTCCCGCAAGAAGTCGTCCGGACAACGCATGTATGCCTGTTCGTATTCTTCCATCATTTCCCGCATTAGGCGCTCTGTTCGTTTATTGCGTCGTCGCGCTAGAAACAGAGTCGCCAAGAAAAAGATAGAAAAGACTACAAAAAATGAACTTAGTACTATTACGATAGCGGTATCCATGCTCTAACTAGTTAGTTTTATTCAAATTTAATATCTACGTTGACATCAACACTAAACTTCGGTACGCCGATGATGTTAGCCAAGCCATGCTCTAAACACTCGTCTGCATCCAAGTACCAGTCAGCATGACCCTTATCGTGAATCATTTTCAAAAAATAGGTTTTGTTCTTGCCGCAATTTTCAGCCATCATGTAATAGACCTTCTTCTGCAGCCTCTCACATTCCTTGGCGTCTGCCTTAATCTCTTCGATTTTTCCCCACGCGCCGGATGACACATCATGAATCATAACAGTGGCATGCGGGTCCATGTATCGCATGCCCTTCGTACCAAAGCTAAAGAGCAATGCGCCACAGGACATAGCCTTTCCTTGAACGATGGTAGCTACTGGCAGTTCAGAATTCTGAATGTCTGAGATCATGGAGAGCAGGCTATACACCTGTCCGCCATAAGAATCAATAACGACAGGAACCACAGGCTGACCAGTGTTATGTGCCTTTGCCATCTTCTCAGAGAATTCTTTCGCTGTGACCTCGTTGAAATTCCGAACCCGGATGACAACTGGAAAGTCGTCTCTCAAGTCGTAGTCCTTCAACAAAGGACTTGCATTGATAATATGCTTCATCATTTACCCCAATAGTTTAAAGTTGTGGTGGATTGAGCGGGTGCTAAAGCCCCACTTAGGATCGTATTCAAGACGTGCCATGTAAGGACGATTGATTTGTACGTTGTCTCCGCGCTCAGGCTTCACGCCCCAGCACTTAATCTTCGTAGTCTTACTGGTAGAGTCGATGACTTCGACAATCCAGTAGATCTTGCCGTGCTTTGTCTTGCGCGGAACAATCTTACGCGGAACGAACCATGCCACTTGAAGGGCTGGGTCAAACTCGCCGAGTGGTGGCACAAACCTCTCCTCCAGACGACGGCGCACCTTGTCATCCAGAACCAAGTCGAATGGGAACACACCAGTCAAGTCAACCTTGTACTGGATCAACTCCTCCTCGCTGAAGTCTCCCTCGGGAGCGTATGTCTCGATGTTCTCCATGAACCGCTTCTTATTCTTGGGACGGTCTACCGCCACACAAGACCAGAAGTGTTTGAGTCCAGAGAACCGGTCGTCCATCAGACCGTTCAGAGCCTGACAGCGAATAAGAACATCGAGTGCCTTCTTGTTCAGCTTTGAATACGTGATGTTTTCATTAAACAGGAAGTCCTCAATCTCATTGAACGGTCGGTTCGCAATCACCTGCGCGATGGCTGCGTCACCCAATCCCTTAACCGAAGTCAGAGGCTGAATAAGTGTCTTGCCATCATCGCTGATCTCCCAGACGTTGCCAGACTTGTTGATGTCCAGCGGAGCAATCTCAAACCCAAAGTTCTTGGCGATGTTGATTGCCTTTTCCTTACGAGACTCAGGCTCCTTGTCCAAGAAAGACGCCATCCACTCAGAAGGATAATAATTCATCAGCCACGCGCATTGGAACGAGAGGACCGAGTACGATATTGCATGTGACTTATTGAAGCCATAACCAGAAAAGTACTCAAAAGTATCCCACAGTCCTTCAGCGTCTGCGAGCTTGATGCCCTTCTCTTGGCAACCTTCAACAAACTTTTTATGAATGCTCGCTTTCTTATCATGTTTACCTGTTCCCTTCTTAGTAAGTAGCTTGCGAAGCAAGTTACCTTCGTCAAGGGTCAAGTCCTTGCCCAGCCTATGAGCCAGTAGTGCGATCTGCTCTTGGAAGATCAAGAAGCCATAAGTCTCCTGAGTAACCTCCTCCACGATTGGGTGCAGATACTTAACATACTGTGGTGCCTGCTTAGCCTCCACATAATCCTTATCGACGCCGGCACTCAAAGGACCGGGGCGGAAGATCGAAGTGATAGCTGAGATATCGATGATGCTCGATGGCTTAGCGCGGACACAGAAATCTTGTGCGCCGTTCTCGGTAAACTGGAACACTCCACCCCACTTGCCGGCGTGAAAGATGTTTGTGTAAACATTCTGATCATCAAAGTTCATCTTATCCGGGTGAAGGTTAGTGTTGTAGAAGTTCCGAATCTCATCGAAGGTCGGGTGTTCCGTGTCATGGTGACGCTGCAGGATGTGGCGAATAGCACCCTCAATCATTCGGAGGGTAGACAGACCAAGAATATCGAACTTAATGAAGCCCATAGGTTCAAGGTGTCGAACGTTCTGCCCCTCTGCCCATGGCGTCTGTCGCACACCACCTGAGTTGATAAGCGGCATATACTGGTCAAGGTTCTCAGCAACCACCACGCCACCAGCATGCCGTGAGCAGGAACGAACCTGACCATACAGAGCCTCAACGTGAGTCTTGACGTGCGGGTATTGGTTTAGAAACTTTTGTAGCGTGCCACTGAACTCCATGACCTCCTCAAAGGTGGGAGTATACACACCAGCCTTGATTCCATGGCGCTGCTTTGCTGGTCCAGTTGCTTCGTAAAGCATAGCGCCAGTAACTGCGTTGACCTCTGTGAACTCAATCCCATAGAACTTTGAAATATCCTTGATGAGTGAGCGTAGCTGCAGCGTGTTCCAGTTGGAGATGGGAGCAACAGTATCTTCGCCCCACTCTGCGATCAGTTCTTCTTTAAGAGCCATCGGATCCGACACATCGTAATCGATATCCGGGTAGTCAGTAGCGTCAGAGCGCAAGAAGCGAGAGAACAGAAGCCCATACTTGATGGGGTCAATCTGAGTGATGCCCAAGGCATATGCCACAAGCGAACCAGCAGCAGAGCCGCGACCGGGACCGGTCAGCATCTTCTCGGACGCTTTGTCGGCGATAGCCTTCATGGTCAAAAAGTATTTGCTGAAACCTCTGTCATCAATGACCGCTAGCTCGCGCCTCAAACGCTCTCGGTATTCCTCATTATCAATGAAGCCCAAGCCCTTGAGCCCTTCCAAGGAATATTGGATTAGCGCTTCGGAAGCCGTGGAGCCTGCAGGTACCACAAAGTCCGGTAGGCGAACGGTGTTGTCTGGAAAGAACGAATCGATGCGCTCATGAGCGATCTTGTGACCGTTCTTAATCGAAGCGAGCACCAAGTCATCATCATACTCAGTCCCAGCATCGGCAGAATACTTCCGATATGACTCCCACATCTGGTCGCCGTTCTTGGGATATAGTTCGTAGCCGATCTCCTCTACATCAATAGGCAGTTCGTTGCTCTCATACGCCGGCTTGCTCTTTCCAAGCCAGCCTAGACGCTTGTATAGTTCACGATCCTTCCAAGCTGTGGGATTAGGATAGTGACTGTCTGCGGTCGAAACCAAGTCAACACCAAACTCATTGTGCATTTCAATGATGCACTGGTTCAGCGTGTGCTGCTCAGGAACATTGTTCCACTGCAGTTCTCCGTACCACCGGTCGCCAAAGACTGACTGCATACGCCTAGTCGTCGTACGCATGCGCTCTAGGCACTGCTCTCTGTCAAAGGAGCGGTTGCCATCCTCATCAGTCTCCCAGCTATGCCAGAAGTCTTGAGCATAAACGCCACCCAAGCATGCCGAAGATGCGATGATGCCCTCCGAATACTTTTCAAGTAGAGCATAATCCATGCGCGGATAACGATAGAAGTTCTCAGTCTTATAGCTTTCAGAAATCAGCTTGAAAAGGTTATTAAGTCCAGTCTGGTTCTGTGCCACCAAGACAAGGTGAGCGCGGCGGCGAAGGACATCCTTCACCGTCTTCTTGCTCGCATCCTCATCTTCGATGGTTGTGCCAGACTGAGATTCTTCCTTCTTGTTCTTGACCTTGGCTCGCGCTTCGTCATATTCAGCCCTCCATTCCGAGATAGACGGAATGAAATAAGCCTCGACGCCGAACACAGGCTTGAAGTTCTTGCCTTCCGCCTGCATCTTCTTGGCGTGCAGTACCTGATGAGCTAGCCCATTCATATTACCATGATCCGTGAGAGCCAGAGCATCACAACCATTCTGGTATGCAAAGTCCATGTGCTCCTGCGGATATCCGATAGCATCAAAAATAGAGCCAGCCACGCTATGAGCGTGCAGGTTCACAAACGGGATCTTAGATGAAACGCGAGTGGTCATTTATGCTTACGCCTCGTCGATGATGTTGTCAACGAGACGAACGAAATCAGTAGGTCCAAGATCGTTGCCATTGGCACTCTCCTGAATAACGTGATAACGAAGACCGCCTAGGCGACGATAGACAAGATTGATCTTCTGGCTAAGCGCTGAGACCTCTTCTTCTAGTGTGGCATTCTTCGCAGAGAGCGAAGGCTTTGTTGATGTTTTAGTTGAGGGCATTTTATTCTCCTTGTTTGATGTCCATGCCAATTGGTTTGAGTGTCGAAGCCGGCAAAAGATTGTCCGGACGCTCGACGTTCGCAGCCTCTGACGAGGCTAAAAACTTACGGTAGTGTTCCCAGTCCTTTATAGAGTGAAACCACGGTGCTTCGACTTTATTAGCTCCCTCTATTATAGCAGATCCAAACACAATGTCAAGCGAAAAGTGACGCGCAGAGTATCTTTTTTCAAGTGGTAGCTTCTTGCTGGGGTATTTCTCGTTTTCCTTGGGTGCATACCAGCCGCCGGTGCCCTTACGCCTGACCTCTCGGCGGAAGCGCTTGAAGTCTTCCGCATCAAAGGTGAAGCTGAGTGGGTGACCCTCGCGGATCGTTTCGCCATTAGCGGACAAATAGAACCCCTTGCTTGATGAAATCTCTTTACGATATGATCTTAACACAGTCGGGTCATAAATGCCAGTAGAAAATGCAACAAAATATCGATCAGGAATAATCCACTTGCTCATCTGGTTTGAGATATGGTACGCGGAGAGCGCTCCGTGGAGTACGCTCCAACCCTGACAGTCTCTCTTGTCTCTATCGTTTGGGTGGATGGGCACATAAAAAATTGGGATTGGCTGCTTGCTTTCGCTCGGAAACGGATCTTGTGTTCTGTTGACCCACACAGGATCCTCAACATAATCTCCCAGTCGATGTTTAATAATGGGTGCCACGTCATCGTTGCACACGATCCAAATCGTTTCGCAGCCTGCGTATGCACACTGCACCACAGCAAGCTCCAATGCAGTGTAGTTTTCTCCCACCGGGACCATACAATTTGGAAGTCCAAGGTTAATGTTCGCTGCCTGCCCTGCAATCGGAATGATGCCGGCAAGGTGGAACGACTGGGTGTTGCCGGTACCAGATTCGATCATGAATTCAGTAAAACTTTAGGGATGTATGGGTTAGCCGGCTTGTCATAGCCTTCATGCAGCAGTTCAGCCAGCATTTCAGGCGGGCTGACATCGTGATAGGTGATTGTTGGTTCAGGTCCATATCCGTGCATAGCAATCCTGTCCTTCTCGCGACGGTCGAATTCAATCTTCAAAGCATAATGCTTTTGATTACCTGTCTTTGGACAGATACCATTCTTGGTTCCGCGAATACCCATCTCTTTCATAGCAGCCATTGTCGCAAACCTAGCATAAGTGGGGGAATGCTCAAACATGTCTAACTGCTCCTTGTCTAAATATGAAATAGCACACAGGTCTTTCATGTCGGGGTGATCGCCATCTAAACGCTCAGAGGGATAAAAAACAATTTCGCGAACAAAGTCCTGAGAAGGCGTAATGATGTGTGTCTCTTTATGCTTCATACCCGAGCGAACATTGAACCAGTCTACGACTCTATAAATCTCGCATGCTTTCGTTATAGGAGGCATGCCCTCCACTCCAGTGTCATTGAATATCCACAAGTTGTCATAATTAACTTTCGTTATTCTGGAGCGATTGGTGCTTGTGATTGTTAATACCTTCTCGCTGTTTAATCGGATAGCTCGTACGTTGTCTGCGAAAGGAACCTGACCGCCCATGGAAAGCAGCATGTATAAATGATTCCACAGTTCTATCTGCTTCTTGGTCTTGCTTTTTCCGAAGCCGTACACTGAGTAGTCTATCTCTTTATCGAAGTTGTCGATTATCTTAGGCGCAGAAGTGCCATACCCAATGATAGGGTGTCCCGTATAGAAAGCGTAAACCAAGGCGCTCAAGCCATAGCCTATGATTACGTCATCCCATTGGTAAGTGTGCTCCTTCATCCATCCATGAGCGAGGCAAGAACATAGTTTTCCAAGACCAGAAGGTATTTCTGCTCATGGAATTCTAGGCTCTTAACCATATGTCTTTCGACCGCAATCGTATCGCCTGTCCTGAGTGTCAAGCTACAGTCTGCTGCTTGCGCTAGCACACGATAATAATCGTACTCTTTCGCTGGTGCCTTGTAAGCATCGGGCAGCACAAAGCCTTTGTCTTCTTCTTTCACAGCGTTTAGTTCTTCAATCTGAATATAACGGTTCTTTGGTGTGAGTTTCACGCTTCCTCCTAAATGGTGCATGAGTCGTTGGTGCAGAATTTAGTTCCTGCGCCGGCGGTTTCAGTTTTGATCCGAACAATCGGTGTAATCTTCTTGTTCATTTCTCTATATTGTTTCTCGGTGATCGCTTCATATGGAGCCTGCTTGTATCCGGTTTCCTTATAAGCAAGAAATGACACAGCCTTTAGCCTAGTCTCATACATTTCAAGCGCACTCTTTAAACTCTCAGCTTCGTGAGGCTGAAAGGTTACTGTTACGGAAACGGAGTTGTCTGCCCAGAAGTGCTGATATTGTGCTGCAATCTCAAGCTGCTCCCACATCGACACGTCCTTCTTACTCTTCTCAAAGTATGGCTCTTGCACCGGGAACTCCACAACTGTAGTGTTAGGTGAATAGGCGTCAGGTTCCATCTTATAGCCTGCCTTCTTCAAAGGTCCAAGCAAGTCTGAAGTGTTGGAGAAGCGAATCCTGCGAATGTAATACTCCGACTCGGGGAAGTGAATGCCCGGGGTGCTGCCATTAAGAAGAGAAACCGTGCCGCTTGGCTTGATACTCGTCATGCGTACAGAGCGCGGAATACAAAGCCAGTTTGAATATTCCTCATCCAGATCCTGCACACGATCATAAGCCTTGTCACACCATTCATAAATCTCGCGACGACCGTGCTTGGCGAATGCCTGCACAACGCCAGACTGCGACAGTCCAATGCGGCGATTCTTAAGCATGATTGCGTTCGTCTCTGGCCAATGAGTGTTCACCAGCGTAACTGTCTTGCCGTAGAGATATGCGATCTTTAATGTTTTTAGATAATCGTCATAGTTCTCATGCTTGGCTGGATAAGTCTCGACCAAGCAACAAAGCTCGGCGTCTTCTAACTGTTGTTCGACACAAGGATTGAATCCCATGACATGACGATCATCGTCGCGTGGCTCATCCTTGAAGCGTCCACGGGTACGAGCATTGTTCAGCCAGATGTATCCGGGTTCTCCGTTTTGCTGGCTCTGTGCTGCATGCCAAGAGTAGTCCATGCCGACCAGAGCTTCAAAAGAGTTGTTGGAGCCCCAGCGATGAGAATAAAGCTTGTCCTGATCATTCTTCATAGACAAGTATTCCTTGTCGTCGTGCGCACCCAAAGCGAGAGCGGCTGAGCGGCGAACGTTGCCAGCGACAACACACTTACCAATAAGATTCTCGGTGTCTACGATGTCTACAGAAGATACAGTTTCGCCGATGCGAGTATCGTACAGTTCCTTAAGGTTATTATGTAGAAGTAACAGAGGCTCATGCCCTGCAGAGGTTCCACCAAAGCCCTTGATCTGTGCGCCCATGGGTCGGATCGCACTATAATCAAATCGTGGAACATCATTGCCAAAGTAGTAGCCATCAAGCAGCATGCGAACAGAGCGAACCCAGCCTTCACGACTGTCATCAATAACGTGGACATCATCAACCCAGTTTGGTTCTCGGATGACTGCGGTGCCAGCGCCCTTCGTGTCAAAGCCGACGCCGATGCCCACCATCAATGCATCCATAATCCAAGCAAAAAGGTAGCCGCCCTTGCTGCTCAAATCCTTTGTAGAGCGGAAAGCACAATTGAACAAGCCAGCGCCAGTGCGCTCTTGCACGAACTTAGTGCCCATCATCCACAGTCCTCGACCGGGGGGCGACCATTTCAGAGTAAAGAGGCGGTCATAGGCATCCTTTGCGGTGCGCTGTGCCTTTGCATCATTCCACTCAAGCCCTAGACGAGCAACGTGTTGCTTTTGAATGTCAAACATTCCTTCAATGACACGACGGCAGGTCTGATGCCATTCCTCCGTGCCCACTGCAGCAGGGTCATGCTCCTCTAGCCTTCGCGAGTACGTCCGCTTGAAGGTCACATATCCTAGTGGACCCCATGGTACCTGCCGATCACGATAGTTATCAAGAAATGACTCTGATAATCTAAACCGGCGAACCGAAGGGTCGCGTTCCTGTTGTTCATACATTGTTACTTTTACTCCTGTTTTCTTTATAATTCTTGTATTTTTCTTTCAAGTTCTCTGCTTGTTTCTTGGCAGAGTTCTCTATAATTTCTCCCGGCGTTTCGCCAGTTGGCTGTAGAACCTTAATCTTTACAGAACCCGGGTCCATAAATATTGGATAGACGAGTCCATCTGGTCCATTTCGATTTTTAGCGACGAAGATTCGTCCTGTATTGTTGTTTTTGTCGTCAACGGTTCGGGATACAGAGAAAATAAAGTCTGCCACAAAGCACTTATTGAAAGCTTCACTGATTGACTCCATTGTAATAACTTCTGCATTCAGCCCCGACCTGTTTGTTTGAGAAGCAGTCCACACGGGGCACTTGTTCTCTTGTGCAATCGCTCGCAACTCTTCGTATATAGATTCGAGTTCTGTTCTCTTCTCTTTCTGGTACGCAATTGGTCGCAATAGATCGCCGTAATCAACAATAATAATATCCGGCTTAATGTCTCGCTTCCGCAGCTTCTCCAAGTGAGTTGATAGCGTGCGTGAGCTAGCAGATTTTGTCGGATACTCTTTAATAATTAGTCTACCTTCGATCTCTTGGACCGCTTCATACACTAATTCTTTCAATTGGAACAAATCATTTAGCGGCACACCAGTCAGGCAAGAATCATAGCGGTTTCCGATGGAGGCTTCGGACAGTTCTAGCGTGTAATGAACAACCGTTTTACCGTCCTTAATCGCCTGAGCGCCCAAGTGTGTGAGGACCATCGACTTGCCAGCGCCAGTCGGGGCAATGACAACTCCCAATTCGCCAGAACCTAGACCACCTTTGCAGAGGCTATCCATTTCGCTCCAGCCCATCGAAATCGCATTGCGAGCCTTGAGTTGGAAACGAGCCTCAAAGTCCTTAACATAGTCGTGACCAAAGTTGTTGTCGCTGCCCAGCTTCAGAGCAGTGTTAATCACCGAACTGATCTCATCAAAGGAAGAACTCTGAAGCAACTTTACAGACTCCATCATCGCTTCCTTAAGCTTCTGCTTTCGGCAGAAGTCCAGCGACACTTCTTTAATGTACCCTCGCCCTTCAACCTCAGAATTACAAATGCGAGCAAAGTAGCTACGCACCTGCTGCTTATCAGTTTCTGTCTCGTTCTCCAATTCGGAACGCAGGACAGTCATCATAATCTTTTGTGTTGGGTGTACGCTGTACTTCTCGCGATACCCAAACACCTGCTTGACGAAAGCCCGAAGATACGACAGTTCCAAAAAGTTAATGTCCAGCACCTCAGCAATCTGATCCGCGAACGGACGATCCTCTAAGATAAGCTGGCACAATCCTTCTTGAAAGCCTTTTCCGAATTTGCTGAAACTTGGTTGATCTGACATTTCTTTTCCCGTTGTAGAGATCATAACCTATTTGTCACTTATTGTCAACCACTATTCGTCTCATACATTGAAATAATGACGACCAATCAAATGTGCCGAAACCATCTTCGATCATCATGCCTTGAACGCCAGTTTTATTAAAAAGCTGCTCCGCGTCTTCGATTGCAAACCGGACCTTCGACTTGCCCTGTGGGGATAGCGACGGAGCATATAGCTGCATCAGCTTGTAGTTCTGCGCGATCCTATCCTCATTCTCAAGAATCGAAGTGTAAACTTTTAATTTCGAGTCGGCTGTAATCTGCATCCGGCAGTGGTTCAAAAGGTTATTAATCGTACAGAACTCTTCATCCTTAAAGAATTCAAAGCGCTTCTTGATAGTACCCAAACCTATACCAGCCACACCGGGCAAGTTGTCGGATTTGTCTCCTGCGATGGCGCGGGCTAGTGCCATGTTATTCGGGTGAATATTATACTCCTCGACCAATCGCTTCGTGTTCATAACCTGCTTCTGGATTGGTCGGAACACCACAGTGCTATCATCACACAGTTGAAAGAAGTCCTTGTCACTGGAGACAATCACCTTCTGCCAGTCAGCAAAGTGCGAAAGCTTAGAAACATAGGCAATAACGTCATCAGCTTCCACTGCCGGAAGCATGGTCTGAGAGATTGGCATCTCGTTCAAATACTCAATCAGGCGAGTCTGTTGCCAGACCTTGTTCTCCATTTCTTCATTCTCGGACAGGTTTCGGATATCACGATTAAGACGGATAGGCTTGCGACCCTCTTTGTAGCCCTTGTTGACAGCCTTGCGCTTCTGTGATCCTCCTGCTCCGTCCCATGCAATCACAATATGATCTGGCTTGGTTTCTCGTACAAGCTTCTGGAGGATCTTAAGGAAACCCTTTACGCCTCCAATGGGCTGACCGTTAGTGGAAAGGCTAGGATCCACGATGTATGCACGAAAATACATATTCAGTGCGTCAATAATTAATACTCTTGGCTGGCTCATGGTTTATAGACTCCCATCGTCTTGTTGTCAATACTGTAAAATACGCGCTTGACGCCTACATGTCTGAGGACTGCAGCGCACATGTCGCAAGGTTTGGAAAGCCTAAGCTCTCCGCCCTTACCGATGCGGCAGACGTACATTGTAGCGCCCATTGTTTTCTTGCGGTCTAGACCCAAGACGCACCCGAGTTCTGCATGGTGCGTGGCATGACCGCAGTTTCGCTGGCGAAAGCGATTCCCGAAAGAAGCATGTCTGTTCTTGTTTGTGGAAAGTCCAATAATGTTGGAGCCTCGCAGCAAGAGTGCGCCGTGGCGATAATCTTCGTTACTGGAACTATTTGCCATGCGAGCAGCTAGCACCATATATCTCTTGTGTCGTCCGGACAGCTTCATACTTTAATAAAAGGGATGCCTTCAGGAAGAGATTACCCTTCCTGAAGGCTTAGTTTTGTCACCTATCGGCGACGTTGGTTTTGTGCTCGGGCACGACGGGGTGTCGTACGCTGCCAGTGACCGGGTACCCATCGGCGATGCCGACGTTGACCAACCCAGTGACCGGGAACCCAATTTGCATTTGCATGCGGGCGGGCAACAGGACGGTCGGGACCGAAATCTCGACCATGAGTTGGGTGTGACCAGTGAGCACGGTAGACGCGAGTGGCGGGAACCCACACCCAAGTAACAGACACAGCAGGCGAACCTACGGTGACAGTTGCGCGGGTGTTTGGACGATGCCGATTGTGCGCGTCTGCGGTTTGTGGTACTGCAAGAGCAGCAGCCACGACGATTGTGATAAGGAATTTCATATTATTTCTCCTTTCCTTCTTTGTTGTTCACTATGTTAGACGTATGAGGGCTAAGTTTTATTCATTCTTTTCCTCACTTTCTTCATAAAAATCTGCAGCCTCTCCGATCCGCTTGTCGAACTTCATGATGACTTCATCATCCATGACCTCCATAACGGTCTTGCGGAACACTGGATCCTGCAGGCGCTCTGTCCACTTAGAGGCTTGGAACTTGGTCCCAACAGGCTCACCATCCTTGTCAAGCAGCGAGAACCATGCCCCGGAACGAGCGAGTCGCGTCGAGGCGTGGATGGCGTCAAACCAACTCTCCTCATCTTGGACACCAATGGCGTCACCCCAGAGGATCTTAAAGTTGCACTGGCGACCTTGGGTACCAAAGCGGGACTTCTCCAGCTTGACCTTGACCTCGGAACCAATGCGGAAGCCCTTATCATCTGTGATGAAGCTTGCCTTAGCCTTGCGACCGGTGAGCCAGATACGCAACGAGTACGCATAGATCATAGCCTTGCCGCCGGGAGTCATGTACGGAGTCGTCATAGCCTCGGACGGTGAGCGCGTGATGTTGGTCTTAAGCTGGTTAAGAACAAGGAACGTGCATTGCGAGTTGGCGATAGGCACAGTCAGCTTGGACATACCCTTTGCCAGAATGCGAGCCTTCACTGCCATAGACGACAGCGGATTGAAATCTCCCTCAACATCTGAAACAGATGGAGTGAGAGCAAGCGAATCCCACACGAACAGCATGCGGTTGTCATTTGATCCCAACAGTTCTTCGATAGTCTCCAGCACAAACTCAACTGAGGTTGCCTGAACATACAAAAGGTTATTAAGATCGCAGCCTGCACGCTCAAGGAATGTTGGGTCAATAGCAGACTCGCTATCAAAATAGATAACGTCCATGCCCATCTTCTGAGCATTGGCTGCTACCTGTGCTGCCATGTAACTCTTACCGGTGGCTTCAAGACCAGCGATCTCGACCACCTTACCGACAGGGATACCAGCCAGTCGCCCACGGCATGTAATAGAATCAAGCCAGCGGGAGCCAGTAGGAATCCAGTCCTTCACCTCCGTTGGATTATCTTCCTTAAGATCGTGTGCTACGTTCTGACCAGCCTTCTTGTTGATTAGATCGCGCATCTCTGTGACAGAGAGCTTGCCAGCCCCATTGGATTTCTTAGTTCGTGCCATTCTCAATTTATTCTCCTGAGTGAAATGTTGGGTTTATTCAAAAGAGATTTCGATCTCTGATAGTGTCTTCATTATAACACTTCTGATGTTGTTTGTAAACCAGTTTTTTGTATAGTTTTTGAAGTTGATCCACCATTTAGAGATAAGACCACTCAACTTGTCTCTTGCACCGGCAAGGAAGTCAGATAGCATGCCCTCCTCTAGAGGGTCTGTGTCTTCTTCGTCTGCGAGTTGGATAGCAGCAGTTTTTGAAGCAGACGCAACATCAAAGCGAAAAGCTGCTGATGTGATGCCTGACCGAGACTTAGCACGGACTTGAATCTTTGTGACTTGCATGGTCTTCATGATATAAGCCTGATCAAGAGGACCATAATAAGTGGGGGTCATGATATAATCTGCGGTTGCCAAATCGTCGGCACCAAATGCACGCTTGCCAGTCATCGCTTCTTCAATAAGCCGATATTTAAACTCCTGACTGCCATCAAGATATGAAACCATATCACTAATGATTGATTGCTTATTCTGGGCTTCCCAGACCTTCCAATTGTTTTCGTCAAGCAGCTTTCCATCCGCCATCATTTGAAGCGCTTGGCGGGGTCGCCTTGCCATGGCTTTCCCCAGATTCTTAGGATCAATCATCTTAGTTGGCGTATTCTCAATCCGGTCGATAATGTCAAGCAAAACGTCTTGCTTCAAATCTTCTCTAAACTCAGGATCTGCCAGCAGTTCGTCCATCACTGTCCTAAACATTAAGGCTGTATTTCTGCCCTCCGCAGAAGATAGTTGAATGCCGCCTTCCATCTTCACGGACACGCGATGGGAGCCGAACATCAAATCAGTCTTGGGCTCAGGATTTCCAGCAATACCCTGTTCGTCTGAATGGTATGCTTCGCCGATTGGGGCACCTGCAGCCATAGCAGCCTCAACAGCAGAAATCGCCGCGTCCCTCATTTCGCCCTCGCCGTAGTTTCTAAGCTCTGGGCGTCTTTCAACTCTCATCTGGAGTTCGTCTTCTCTTCCGGACATTTTAAGCGCCCAATATACAATAGCCCACTCTAACTGCACACCCCTACCAGAGCCGGCACCTTCGCGCAAGTGACTGCGCCATCCTTCCATAATCGGTTTCATTGTCATTACCCTATAATTAGTAGTTCGGATGAGGAACCCATTGTTTTTTTGCCGACGCATTTGCCATCGACCCACTCAACATTCTTCATGCCGTATGCCCACTCAGCAGTAACGATCTTGCGATTAGAATACAGGTCACGGACCTCTGGGCAATCATTGTATGACATGACCCAATCGGATCTGTCGGAAATCAAGTTATAAAGCGCCATATGGTCAAATCCCGCGTGAAGCCCCCCAGCTTGCCCGTAGAGCATCGCTGCGTCATCGGGCAGGAGGTAGGGCGGGTCAAGGTACAGGAAGGCTCTGGGGTGCCATGGGAGGCTCGTCTGGAAGTCTGCGTAGTCTACCCTGAAATTCTCGGCGTTAAACCTACGCAATCGGTCGATAGACGACTGAGTGAATCGAGCGTATGATGCTCGCTTGGACCAGCCACCAGAAAAGGTAGCGCCTGAGAAGCTAGAGCGATTGATCACGTAGAACTTTGCTGCCTTCTCGTATGAAAACTTGAATGATGGATCTCGTAGATCTTCGCGAAGTTTAATAAAGTCTTCTTTGGAACATCCTTCTACAAGTTTAGTAATGCCCTTCTCTTCGATCTCATACTCCGTGCGCAGAGCGGCGACCTCATCAGCCAGCCTCTTATTGTCTGCACACAACGCTTGCCAAAACCAAACAAGAGGCACCAGCTTATCATAGCCAATAACCTCTGTACCTCTCGACGCTACCGCCAACTCAACCGAACCGCCACCAAAGAATGGTGAACACAGACGCGGAACGTCTTCGGGAATGTACGGCAAGATGTGCTTCACTGCACGCGATTTGCCGCCGGGATAACGAAGAGGCGTTTTCATTTAAACTCTGGAAGGAGGAAGACGGCAGACTTTTAACCGGTCTGCCAGCGGCTTTGACTACTCCGTGGTAGTCCCGGTGGTGGATGCATCCGTAGCCGCACCGACCTCGCCCCCTTCAGTCGCTGTCGTTCCCTCAGTTGTCGTAGTGGGGGTAACAGCCGTAGAAGGCGTGTTTGTTACATTAGTGGTTGTGTCACTAACAGTGATGGTCGCCGCCGTTGTTTCGGTAGCGTCGGTATCATCGCCGCTCATGACTTGCCAGCCACCAATGGCAGCACCAACAACGATAGCCGCAATCACACCTTGAATTCTCCTGTCGGAGAAAGAAAAAAGATTAGCCATATTACTCTGCTGCCTCGCTGCCTGTGTCTTCAACCGCTGTGTCTTCAGCGGCTGTGTCTTCGTCCTTATCCCCGCACGCAAACATTAGCGCGAGAGGGAGAACGCAAATAAAATTCTTCATTTTGTCTCCTCTATAATGAAAAAATGGCAGACTTTTGACCGGTCTGCCAGCGGAAAAATGGTGGCAGACTTTAACCGGTCTGCCAGCGGATACTATCTACTTCTTCTGAACAAACGCATAAAGCTTTTCAGCCTCTGTGATCACTTCTTCTGCAGTGTAAGGTGCAATCGGCTTGCGCTGATATGCCTTATCATTGTCTGCTTGAAAATGCTCATTTTGTTCTTGGCGAGCAATTCTGTCGGACACAATGCCCGATGCCATTCCCAACATATCTGCGCGGAGTTGGTAGCCGCTTTTATTTTCACTCATGTTTTCTCCTGTGTGTGTGAGTGTGAGATACTAAATCCGGTATCTCGTCGGAAAATGGGTGAGGCACCTGATAACCCTGTGCCTCCCTGTGGGATGGTTACATTACTATGCGCCCATCAACTCATCAAAGGCGGCGTCAACCGGATCAGTCGTGGTGGTTGTCGGCGTGTACTTCTCAGTTTCACTGGATGAAGTCTCAGCACTTTGATCTCCCGACAGATACTCATCGAGCATGGCTTCCACTTGCGCGGTAGTCGTGCGCTCAAAGAGCGTGTCGAAATCGGGAATGTTGTCCAGAAGCTCTGCACAGCGCTCATCGCCTCCTACAGCCTCATCGCATAGGGGCGAGGAACGACGACGGGGTGTCAGCTTCGTCTGGGGAAACGTGGCTCCGGGTGGCTTACCATAGGTAAGTACCAAATCGGTGCCCGCTTCCGGGTCAGTAATGTCCCCATATTCTGGGTTCAGTACAAGGCTAAGCAAGGACTCGTAAGCCATCTTGCCGTAACCCCATGCACGAACACCTGAATCTTCTTCGCCACGTACGAGTACGGGACTAAAGAACCGCTGACGAGCGAAGAGACCCTTTGCCATCTTCTTAGCCTCTGCGTCATCGTTTGCCGATCCTTCCTTCCAGAGTTGGGAGGCAAACTCACACACAGGGCACCCGTCACCGTAGTTGCGCTTGGGGCACAAAAACCCACGGTTATTCCCCACATTATAGTGGAAGAAGAACTCGCGGAAGGGGTCGCCATCTTCGGTCGGAACAATGCGAATTGCTTGCTCGCCGTCGCTGGGACGCCAGAACTTGTTATCGCCGGAATCTTTATTTTGGAGAGCATCCAGCTTCGCTCTCATTTTGCTAAGGTCAATAGCCATTTTGATTTTTTCCTTTTGTTGGTTATAGTCAAGATGATAAATCTCTCATCTTGCTGTATACAGTATAGCTTATTCTGAAGTCAAAGTCAAGTACTATTTTGAACTTTCTTCAAAGGGGCTATCCACTTCGATCTCTGTCACGTCGCCGTCTGCTGTTTTCCAATTAAACATGCGGAAGGCATTCGTGTCCAAATCCCATACCAGTTCCATTCCCTCTGCGAGAGTGGACTTGCGACCGGTTCCCTTGATCTGAGAAGTGATAAACTTCTCGGGAATCTCAGTCATACGGACAAATCGCATGGTGCGCGAGTCTCCGTTCTTCTTAGTAAATGTGCCGTTATATGCTTTCATCAGCATTAGATCTCCTGTTGTATCTCTGATGTATTGGCTATTAGATAGCCAAAGTTGTTGGTGTAGTCAGTAGAGTGAATCCGTACCGAAACGATAGTTTCATCACCTACCATTTTTGCGCTACGTTCGCGCAAAGATGTAAATAGCTTGCCGTCTGTTTCAAGCTGTTTTTTATTGATAGCATAAATATAACACCTTTCGTTGATGGTGTCAAGGGGAAAAAACAACTTTTCTTCATTTTCTTCAATATCGACCACGCCGAAGGTTGAAACTCGGGCTGTCGCTAGCGAAGTTGCTGGTGTGTTGTAGACGGTCTTTGTGTTCAGGAAAACGTTTGTCATGTGGATCGTGTTGACGATTAACTCATTCAAGCGTTCATAATACCCTATAACGGGCACATTGTCAAGTACTTCTTCTATCTTTTTGTTATCGACCAGATAAATCTTCTCAAAGATGCCAGACCTTGCGTATTCCTGCAACACATAATAAGCTGTGCGCTCATGCAGAAGCGCTTCCTTGCTCAGAAGGGTGCGATCTGGCTTGACATAAAGAATATTAATCTTGCATCTCTGGATTTGTTCTAGGATCTTTAATGTTGCCGCTGAAACCTTGCCTGCACCGCAGACGATGAACAGCACTTCCTCATCTTTCTTTAGCGCCTTGAAGAACGTCTTAAGATTTAGCGGATCGCTCTCATAGCCCTCTACATTGACAGACTCAGGAATAGGATAGCAGCCTTTGCCCTTTGCCAGTCCAACATCAAGCTTATAAATATTGTATTGTGGATACTGCGCAAACCCGTCTGCGATGTTGCATCCGGCAGCGCCCAAACCGATGATATTCATTTTTCACCTCAACTATATAAAAAGTTTTTCCAGTTCTTAACGATAGACTCGTTAGTAGTTTGCACAGGAGGGGTATCCTCAACCCTGTCATCGGTTGCTGGGATGTTCTCACCAACTACCTGATTGAACACTGCCTGAATCGCGGCATCGAGCACTTCTTCATCTTCCCACTCCTCGATTGTCCACCGCATAGACTTGACTTGGGCTTCGCTGCTGTTGTCATTACAGTAGAATGTCAGAACAAGTCTAATGTTCTCCTCGGTTGTCGTGCGAATCTCTTCAGTGTACACTCTGAAGTTTGGATATTGACGGTCATCGCCTGATACCTGTGTGCCTGCCCATGCTTTCTCCACCAGCGCTTTGCGCAGTGGAATAGTAAAATCCCTGCTCTCTAAGACCGTGCGTGCGTCTTGGATGCTCATACCTTCTGGAATAGCAGGATATGCTGTGTGCGAGCCTTCGATGCCAGAATACGTCATGTGGTCTTCTTCGTCAGCGGTCATGTCCCACTCGTAGTAATCAACAGATCCGTTATCGATATCGCTGCCCCACTCATTGATAGCGCCGCCTTCCATAAAGCCGTCACGCTTAGCCATGCGCTCGATCTCGCCTTTGACGCCATCGTACATATCATCGATGCGGTTCACCTCAACGCAGTAGTCTTCAAATGTATCAGGATCATAAACTATTCCATCGTCTGTGATGCCTTCGTTTTCCATCAAGATAGTTAGCCTGATGGTGTCGTTAGAATATCGCATCAAGCGAGTACCCCAGCCATCGCCTGCCCAGTTCCACTCAAAGTCTTGCAACTCTGATATCCAGTACCCGACAGCTTTACCGTCCTGTGGCAACGAATCCCATTCTTCTGTCTCCCAATCGATATTCATTTCGGCGGTGGCGCCAACATAGAAGCCGGCGTCATAATCTTCTGTGATTTCGGCAGTGACATGGCACGCTTGATAGCGGTTGTTCCACTCGTCGGAGATGCGGTCGCACTCTGCTTGCGCGGTTCTCATCTGAGCTTCAAGGAACTCCATATCTGGTAGCGACCTTTCGGTGTCCGTGTTCTGTCCGATAAAGGGAAAATCGATGCCGGTCAAATCTTGCACAAGACTTTTGATATTATTATCCTCGTAGGAGCCGCCGTACTTGACCAAATAGCCATCTTCAGGAATCGCTGCGATAGCTTCCGACTGCCCTTCTTTAGCCCAATTGAAAACCCTGTCCCGAAAGCCGGGAATCTTCACCCCATAAACGCGGGATTCGGGAACGGCGATTTCAGGACCATTCTCATACTTGGCTGCAGATTGGTCAGCATATACACGGACCTGACGCAGACGGACGCGGGATACGGGAAGCATCTCCATAGATAGCCCGATGTGACTGCCACGGTTTTCATCAGCGAAGATTTCATCGTCGTTATTAATCTCATCTTCGGCGATTTCAAGACTATCTGTTTCTGTGGCTTTCATCAGTTCTTCTGTTTCAACCACATATGCAATAGCGCCATGACCGTGAGCCTCGGCTGCCGCACATTTATAATAAGACGTATCTCCTTGGCGGGAAGGTGGCGAATGGCATGACGTAATCCGATTGAAGTCCGACATACGGAGAATGTCAATAGGATCCCGTGAAATGATGATGCTGTATTTGTTTTCGGTTAGATTGCCGATGTTCTTCTTAATGTAATCAGCATTCTGCTGCCAGTATACTTGATTCTTCTTGGCGTCTTCCGAACTGTTAAGCTTTCGGATGCCGTCGCCAAGATACATTTCAAGCTGATCCGCTAGCTGTTGGTATCTCTCCACTTCCTGCTCATCAAGGGCTGCAGCAATCATCTTTCCTGTAAGCATACCGGGCTTATCAATTCTTCCGTAACCGCCTAGAGTATAGCCAATACTATCTAAATGATCGAACACCTTTTGAGAGAGCGCTTCTCTCTTTGAAGCCAGTTCGTAAATCTTTGCCCAAAGCTTGCCGATCTTCATCTGGACTTTGCGCTTTTTGGGCTCTGGTGGCTGACCGCCGGCGAGTTGAGCAGCCATCGCTTCGATGCTGCCGTCTTTCAGCGTTCTTTCGCTCGAAACCAAGCCTTTTTCCCAATTTACATCATATCCCATCTCACGGAACATATCGACAAACTTTCCTAGATCGCTGGCGGTGTCCATTGTTGGGAAATCGAGAACAAGGCGCATTTTGCCTTTAAATAGGCTATTGAACGCCAGATCCTCCGGTCCAAGGTCGTGTACCGCATCGACGATGTATTGGTGCTCGTCTTCGTCCAGTTCTCGGAGCAACTTTCGCTCTGTATACATTTTTGGCTTTTTAGCCGGATCGCGGGCTTCAGTCAAAAAGCTGCGCCACGCATATTCGTCATATTTCATGAATTTGCCTCTGCCTATAAATAGTTAACTAAACCGCAAATCTGAAAATTATAGCGGCGAAAAAAATTTGGAATAACGACCTTTTCAAGCGCATTTAGTTTTGAGCACTAAGTCTACCATGTTCCCGAAGTCGCGACCAACTTTAGTGTTAACCTTGAAGTGGCCAAGCTCGGTCTGGCCAAAAAGGTTAATAAGTTCTGGAATCATTCCTCGTTCGGAGGCGGCGAGGTCGATAATGATTGAGTCGTGAAGTGTGAAAGCGATCTGGCTTCTGCAGTCTCTAAGGCGCTCATTGATTTCAATAAGCCTTCGGAGGGTAACGTCCACACAACTACTTTGAATAATATAAGAAAGAGAATGATGGTGATCGCTAGGTATGGTCCGTCCGAATCGTGTCCGGACATGTGTGCCGGTCCAATGCGAGCCAATAATTCTCTCTCTTTGGTACGTTTCTTCCAGTAGTTTTTCCACAGTCCCATCATTATTAGTTAGTGTGCCAGAAACGTTTTTCCTACCGTATAGCCATGCAAAGATTCTGCGCTTGGCTTCCTGACGGTCTACGTCGCCAAAGATATTCTTAATATTCCACTCATGAATGTCCTCTGTCGGCTGGTCCTGTCCAGCAAGCGACAGAGCCACACGAAGTTCAGCAGCATTGTAATCTAGCTCTAAAAACCAGTCATTATTCGGCTTCAACACAGAACGATACTGCCTATCAAGTGTCAGGATAGGGAAACTGCCCGGGCTGTTGGTCAGGCGACCGGTCTTTGTACCCCATATGTTATAGCGACAATACGGCGTATACTTCTGGAGGTTCTTCACAAACTTTCTCGTAGCAGTCTTGTGATAGATTGGGCGGATACCCTCTGTGCTGATGCTCAACTCGTTATACCGAATGTCGTCGAGTGCAATGTTCAACTGCTTTATAAAGTCATAGTTGTCCGGTTTCTCATATGTGTCGAACACATGCTGCGTAATCCTGTTCTTAACCTCGCAGTAATCCAGCAAGAACTGGCGAGGCACCAGATCGAAAAAGCAGTTCTCGTCCAGCGACACTTTGGCAAAGCCGAACGAACGAAAATACGCACGAAGCTTGTCCCTCACAGCCTCCCACTGTGTTCGCAGGTTGTCCGGACACACTTGGTCCAAGGACATGCCGGCACAATAAAACTTAGCGTACTCCACCTCAGTGTCTCGCAAAAACGTACTATAGTCCCATGTATGCGTCAGTCCTGCGGGAATCGTATCATGGATCAGTTCTCCGTCAAGGTACACGCCTACGCAGTCCTTCTTGTCGTCTAATGTTTGGAATAGCAAGTGCTTGCCTGTGTTTAGATGTATAGCATGAATTGTCCGCGACCAGCATTGGTTTGTTCGCGGTTTACATATCGGTTAAACGTCTTTGCTTTGTTTTGCACTGTTCTGTACGGCGGGTTACCGCCCGGTGCGGGGAGCCTGTCTGTCTTATCATTAATATAATCTAATGCCTTGCTGCCGTCAAGGTTTTTTTGAATATCGCTCAAATCTTTGACATTCTGCTCAAAGATTCTCTGCGTCCAGTCAACCGACGCCTCTCTTGCGCGTACAAACATGTAGAGTTTGGCTGGGAAGTCTGTACCGAAGATGTTAGAGAAAACGTCGTAAGAAGAAGGCTTCTTGTTGGCGTTGGCGTTCTTGCGGTTGATCGTTTTACCCGCTAGCATAGAATGGTTTTCTCTTTTGATGGTCGCGTAGTAGCTGGTGTCTGCTGAGGCTGCTCCATCGAATGCGATGGTTCTACGATAGCTCATGGTTGTCACCACCTCTGAGTTTGCGCCGGCTGTGGCGGAGGAGGGGCGGTGGATAGCAACGGCTTGCGAAGGGAATGACCCAGCAAACGAGTTCCACATGCTAAGAAAGTAGTTCATCAAGACCTTTAAATCCGTAGAGTCTGCTCTATAATAGCATGTCCGGAACATGATGTCAAGGTTTTTAGTTTGATATTTTTTGACCAGTGCATCGTATGCTTGCGCTAACTTATATGCCTTGTCTCTCTGTCCGCGTCTAGTCTGGGTGCCCGTTGCTTTCTTCTGCCACTCATCGCGGCGGCGGACTAGCTCCGGAATGTTTGTGCCCTTGCCATTGACATCTTTGCCTTCCACAGCCCAATCGCGGATGTACCGGCGCATGGGAGTTGACATCACATCAGCAACCAGTCTCCAAGGACAGTTGAAATCAACCATGAAGCCAAACTTCTGAGCCATGGCAACGAACACCTCAAAGTTCGGGTCGTTAAGATAGTCTTCCTTCTTCTTCACGTCATCATTTGGATCTTCTTTATACAGATCAATCTGCCAACCGCTGATTGCTCGATTACACTCGCCGCTCATGATATAGCCAGAGCGCGTAAACTGCACCATGGGAGCAGCAATATCTATGAAGTATAACATATACTGCATAAAGTCCTTAAAGGTTAATATCTTCTGTTGGCGACCCTCCGCGAGTGTCCACTGCTGGAAGCCCTCGAAGATCCTCTCCATGTTGGCTTGATACTGTGGGTGTATGCTGGTCCAGCAAGAGGATACATTTAGGAGCCCTTGTTGTGGGCGATACTTGCCGACATCAGCAACCATCGGTCCTGCACCCTGACCTCTTTGGTTGGTAGCCCTAACATTCATGGCAAAGAATCGTGCCCATTCCTTTTGAAAATCTCTATATGCATGCGCCACAAAAACCGGTGCCATAATAGAGGCATCCCCTTTGTTGAGTGACGTAAGAAATGCCTCTGAGATGTAAATCGAGTTTTGATTGATGTCTACCTTCCCATACATCCCCTTGTCATACCAGAAGTCGATCATTCCCAGCGACCAGCCGCCAACAGAAGCGTATCTAGGGGCATGCGCTTCCCAGTGTATGCGACGAGCAAACAAAGTAGACGGCTTGTCCTTGGCTGAAGCGCCCCACCATTTCGCATTTTCGCCTCGGGCGCGTGCCATCTCTATTGAAATGGCGGGAACATGAATGAAGTTTTGTAGCGAAGGTTCACGACCGCTGCGGTATGGGATCCGCTTGATGCCCTTCCGCTTGCGCGGGTCTTTCGCCTCATAAAGACCCGGAGGATCAACAATAAACTTTACGGCACCAGTGTTTAGGCGGTTCTTAAGTGCTTGTGTTTTTTCATCTGAGTCTGACATGTCTACTACCCCCCTTTATAAGTACTGGTTTACCAGATTTTCCACCATGGATCTCCGGCACCATTATCGTCACCTTGGCACGGATCTTCGGCGTCCATATCTTCAACGCCACTGATATCGCTCAGTTCCTCGTCCAGTCCCAAGGCACCCTCGATGGCATCGCCCACATCTTCCCAGAAACTATCCTGAGAGTCCTCAACCACTTGTCCCACGTCCACTTCGGCGCAGTTCGGCTCTTCGGTAGGTGCCGCTCCTGCTCCGCTGCTAACCCAAGTGCATTCCACCGTAGTATCATACGCTCCACCGCGTTTTATTGCTGAATTTACTTTAATAACTTGAAAATACCCACCCAAGCCTAAGCGGAACGCGATAGAGTTTCGCGTAGAAGGGTTGCCCACGCCGTACGGAGGATTCACATAGACGTATTGTCCCGGGAAATGAATGTTGTTCCCAACCATCTTTAGTTTGGCATTGTAGAGTTCTCGTAAGTTGGAAAGTGCGCCTTCTTCTGTTTGTCGTGCTTCTTTGAGTCCCTGAATGTCTGATTTATTAAAGTTGATGGTCTTGATTATTCCGCTGTCTTGACCGATAGTATAATGATTGATTCCTCGTTTTGCATCGGCGGCTTCATCGCCTGTCAATCCTCCCGGGTCACCTGACTGCATATAGTAAAGCGCATATGTGAACCCCGGATCTTCCGGGTTAACATCTTCCCCGATTTTCCCCATCATCCCTTCCGGCGTTGGTCGTCTGCCGTGAGGAGAGCATATATCTTCGTCTGCTTTAACCGTAAAGACAGACTGTGAGACATCACCTGTCTGGTTTGGGGCGTTGGGGAAACACTTGGGCTGCAAAGCCGGCTTGATAAGACACTGCATAACATCCATGAGGAACCTTCTAACTGGATAGTTATCCTTTTCCGGCTCGATAACCTTTTCATTCCAGAACTTTAGGAACAGCGTGTAAGAAATGGGGATATCGCACAACGCGATCCGCCTAATCTCCTTAGTTCTAGGATCTGTGTACTGCGCTGGACCTAAAATGATAGCCATCTTTTCAAGTTCGGCAGCTTTGCTATCCGGATCGAAAGCCACACATGCTTGCTCAACAATGTCGCCTAGGAAGCAAAAATAAACATCGTCATCGTCTACATCTGATGCGTCTGCATCTTCAGCTTCTTTCTCCGGGTTGCTAAACCAGCCTTGATCACCAATTGTGATCGTTGCAACACCGCCCCACTGATCATCGTTAGAAAGTGTGGGGCGTTTGCCTCCCTCGTTCGCTTGCCACTCTTCAAGGAAGCCGTTGTCCAAATCCAAGTGTCGGATCTTGCCACTAAGAGCATCTGTAAAACTAGCATATGCGTCAGACCTGTTGGTGTCATTTAGTTCTGCCAATATTTCCCTTAACTCTTCGGCTTCTTCGGCGGCATCCTCAGCCTCTTCGTCAAGGTCTTCAATATCACCCTCTGATGCCTCTTGTTCGCTGGCGCATGCTTGAGCATCTTCAACATCTTCTATGTGCTCCTCCAGTGCCTCTAGTTCCGCTTCGACATCCTCTACATTACGATCATCAACGCCGAATCCCAAGAATCCGCCGCTGACCGTAGCATCTCCGCTGCCGCCGCCGGGGAAAAGAATGTCTGCCGCCTTTGACTCCAAAGCGGCTTCCATTGCGCCGACGTATTCCACTGTTACATCACACGATCCGTCTTCTTTGATCTTAACCTCATGTTGAATAAGGTTAAGGTACATATCCAGATTCATGTTCTTCAATATCTTAACTAGTGCGGCATCCTGCAGGTGGGTGCGGACGCCTTCATCAATTGCCCAGCCAACGCTAGCTAAAACCCTATAGTATCTTGGATCATATTCTTCGGCGCCGGTCTTACCCCTGTTTCCGCCTTCTGGGTGTAAGATTAGCTCTAAAAAGCTAGGGTTATCGCCCGGTGTATAATTATTTCCTGCTGCTGCTATCGAATCGAAGTCTCCCACCAAATCTTTTACGGACTGAAAGTGCATTGTCATCTTTACACCAATAACTTTTTCGCCCTCTGCCGGGTTGGTGCCGGCAAACTCCCACTTGAACTCTTTAATACCAGCGCCGCCAGAGCGACCGCCGGCGTCAGTTGTTAGGTCTGAAAGTCGTGACTCATCCATGAAGCCTTTGAATTTGAACTCTCTGCGGACTGACTCGCCGCCATCAGCCGCTGGAGTGACCCTCCAAAGCCTCACTCGCGGCTGCAATACAGCTTTTTGCCATGGCTTAATCCGGGTGAAGGGTGCCATTGAGTCCCGCTTTAAGACCGCTGACAGCACGTCATGAACTGTCGCGCCTCCCGTGCCGGAACTCGCAGCAAGAGCATGGAAGTTCTTATAATGACATTGTTCATTTAGTGGCGAGAGGATGTCTGCGTAATCCATCAGGAAGCACTGGTGGTCAAAGGTTAATTTATCTTGTTCAGACTCTTCGCCTTCAGATGTAGCGGCGTCAGGATCTGTTGAGGCGGCAGGATCTTCGCCCGCAGTAGTACCATCGGTAGCCGCAGTGTCATCTGCAGCACCGGCATCAGAGGGATCTTCCCCATCAGCCCCGCCAGATTCAGTGGCAGCTTCAGTGGGGTCTGTTTCTGGGACTTCGGGATCTGCCATACAACATTAACCTTTCAAGTATTTTAGCACAGAAGTCAAAGGAAGTGGAATATAAATTGTGTCTCCCATTTTGATGTGAGACTCTGTTGGCTTTTTGTTGAACCACGCAATCACCCACCACAATTCTGACTCTCCGTAATATTTGTGGGCAAGCTTCCAATACTGATCTCCTGTTTTCCACAAATGAGACACGCGATCAATCGTCGCCGAGATTTGTTCCGGAGAAGGATACGACATGTAAGGCGTGTTGTATTGGCGGATGCGGCGGAGCCCACGCCTCTCCAATATCTCTTGGTAGAAGCGACTAGAATTTGTAATCACGCGCCGGCTGTCATATCTTGCCATATCTTATTGAACTCCTTTTGTCATCCGCCGACTGGCTCTAACGGCAAGTCGATGCCGGGGGTGCCAGTGGTGCCCGTATCGTCGGTGGGAGCCTCTGTCGCTCCACGGGCGGTACCTTTCGCATTGTAGGGGAAACTGTTCGATGAGCCGGCATCGCCAAAACCCATTTGAGCGTCATCAGTGGCACCCGCTGTAGACCAACCCATCATGTGGGTGTGTAGCACTGTGAACTCAGCCGACAAAGTAAGCCTTAAGGGATAAAATACTCCCGGGGTTTCGTCAACAATGCCCGACTCAAAATCAGGCTCAAAAGTAAAGCCACCAATGTAACCAATCAAGCCGGAAGTCTTTGCGTTAGAGCCCGCCGAATCTGGTCCAGCCTCAACGTTATGAGCAAAGTTTCCGAACTTAAACTTAAACACGGGAGATGAAGCGATAGTCTGGGAGTCTCCTCCTCCGCCTTTCGAGTATGACGGGTATAGCATAGACATCAGCGTTTCACATTTCTTCATGTTTAGTTCTGCCTCTTCAATGCTTGCTGAAACAACATCCCACTCGACACTAATCTGTCGGGCGGTTCCTTGAAACGCAGAAATGGGATCCATACGACCATACACAGATTCACTGTTCCATTCTGACGTATATTGATCAGAGAAGGAGTTAATCATAGCCTTAAACACGACTGACTTCTGGCTAGGAACGTGAAAAAATTCCAGCACCATAAGCTTGTCTATAGCAAGCTTACCTGTGCCATCTATGTCGCGTCCAAAGCGTCCACTATATATTGACATATTTAGAAACCTCCTCGTTCTTTATCTTCTCTATAACTAGTCCATTCTGTAAGAAGTTTCGCTATTAGAAGCCCTTCAAACCATGCTTACTATCGATTGCAGCATTAACGGCTCTTGCGAATTCGTCACCATCAAGTTCCAAAACAATATCTTGTCCCTTCTTCTCTTTTGAGCCGGCTGAACTCTTCTCGCCCAGCACCTGTCGAAGCGCCTCAACAAAGGCGTCCTTAGACGGTTCCTTCATTTCTCTTTGAGCAGATGCGTACTCTCTCGCTGCCTTTGCCATGCCCTCAACGTTTTCTACGACCTCTGGAGTCAACTGTACTGAGGAATCAATAAGGCTTGCCAAGCTATCCGCAGTCACGCTGAAAGCCAAGGCTTTTTCTTCCGGAATGGTAGCGAGTGCGCGTCCAATAGCCCAGATGCCCCATGCCAAGTCCCATAAGGTGTCTGCAGTTTCATCCAGATCTGTGAAGCCTGCCAATCCTTGGAAAATTTGCCCTAAAGCAACTGCTTTTTCTGCGGAGATGGTGCTCATCGCCCCTGCAAATGCATACAATGCTTTTGTAAGGGTGTCCAGTCCTTTGTCGAAGAACGGTAGGCTCGCATAAACGCCGAGTTTAAACAAGCCCCAGCCGAGCGCAGGAAGCGCCCATGCTAAGGCTCTTAGCCCGTCTGCCATGGGTGCCATCTTATCTGTGTAGGGTGCCATGACAGCTAGAGCGTTCGCAAACATCATGAGAGGTACCGCAAGCATCATCATCGCCCACGCAGTCATAACCGCAGCCACCAGTAGCAATGGACCGGCAACAATAAGTGCGATAGCAGCGAAGAATAGCCCGGTAGCAAACTCTGCCAGCGACCAACCCAAGCCCGATACCAGATCAAGGTCCATAGCCATCCACGGTGCTACGCCCATTGCCAGCCAAAGCAAGCCAATACCAGCGGTCAAGCCACCGATCATAAGCATCGGACCTGAGAACATTAGGAAGAAGCCTGTTCTCATGAAGCCGTCTGTCATCGCATCTAGAGTCTTTCCAAGTGTTGCCAGCTTCGCAAAGTCCATAGACATCCATGGCTTAACTCCTAATAGAAGTATGAGCAAGCCTGCCGTTGCGGGAATCGCACCCCACATCAAAAAGTATCCGCCGATGAGTAGAGCGATACCGGCAGGAATGAGCAGCCAGCCAAATGCTATCAAAGAGAAGCCAAGCTCAATCATATTCTCAAAGCCTATTTTCTTAAACGCGCTGATGCCTTTGGCTAGAACTATCAATCCTGCGCCTAAGATTAGCGAGGCGATGCCGACCAAGGTGCCGCCGATAAGGAAAGGAACAGCAGCATATATCAAGCCGATACCAAACACAAACAGCATATAAGTAAGCTCCCACATCGCCTCAAACATCCCGCGCTTGGTAAAGCCTTCGATACCTTTAGCCAGCATTTGCAGACCAAAGCCCAAGAGCAGTGCCGGGATGCCGATTAGCGTAGCGCCGATGAGGAACGGAACAGCAGCATACATTAATCCATAGCCGAAAAGAACCAACATGAAAGTCAGCCCAAGCATTGCCTCAAACATTCCTCGTTTAGTGAAGCCTTCAATACCTTTAGCCAACGCTTGCAATCCGAAGCCCAACAGCAGGGCACCTATGCCCACTAGCCCGCCACCAATGATGAATGGTATAGCAGCATACATCAAAGCGTAGCCAAAGGGAATGAGAGCAAGACCAAGACCAATCATCTGCATAATCGGGAAGTCGTCGATACCCTCTTTAAGAGCCTTGAATCCTTGTCCCAAGAACCAAGCTGCGATACCAAAGACAAGAGCAGCGCCAGACAACTGCAGCAAGCCAAGAGCGACTGGAGCCATCATCGGCGCAACTGGTGCTAAGATGGCGACGAACATAGCGATACCCATTGCCAACATCGGAAGCGCAATCATAGATGCAGCACCAAAGCCGATCAAGCCAAGCAGTGCCGGCGCAATGGCATCAGTCATCTCCATCATTGCGATAACCAAGTCTTTAAGCGCCCAAACCAGCGCAACAACAGCGATGATGGGAGCAGCAATAGCTATTGCTAAGCCAAAAATAGCCAAAGCAATAGCAGTAATCATGGGAATCAGCGGCGCCATGGCAATTGATAGCGCAGTCATCGAGGCAGCTAGTCCAACGGTGGCACCGCCGGCGCCAGTGGCGGCAGTGGCTTCTGCTGTTTCTGCAGCGGCGGCACCAAAGAAGGCGGCTATTGAGCCAGTCTTCGCAAGGTTCACTAATGCAGTCTTTGCTGCCAGAATCCCTTGCCAGAACGCCATGATTTTGATGCGGTAGTGGGCTATAGCCATAACCCCCAGCAGAGCAATCAATGTAGGGACCAGAAAGCCGCCCATCATATCGTTCAACTGTAAGAAGCCGTCAAGCATCCAGTGGATAGCACTAACAATCGGAGCAACTGCTACAGCAAACTGCTCCATGATGCGAGTGAGTTTTTCTTTCATGCTGGCTGCAGCAGCGGCACGTTCTTCTAGCTTCTTCTGTGCCTCAGCGTTGTTCTCAATTTTCGCTTGTGCTTTGTCGTATTCTGAGAGGCTTTGTCCGAAAAGTTTACTAGCCTCTGTCATGTCTTGAATGCCTGCTGCGTTTGCAACGGCGATTTTCTCAAACTTGTTCATCGAATCCCAACTCTTGCCGGAAAGCTGAATAGACTGAATCAGTAGGCGTACTCTCTCCTCTTCAGAGGCGTTCAGGAGTTCCATTGAGTCGAGCACACCGCCGCCGAGAATAGCATTAAGCTTTCCGGCTGATTGCGCTGCGCCCTCAAATGTGTCAAACTGAGTAGTGATACCAAGAAGCGTCTGCATCTCGATACCAGTAGCCTTGGCTGCTGCTGCGACTTCCTTGAACACTTGGGTTGCTTCATCGCCGTATGCGGTGAAGACATCTGCGTTCGCTGCAAAGTCTTTAGAGATCTTGCCAGCACTCACACCCAAATCAGCAGCCATGGCAGCGAAATCTTTCTGTACTGCAATAGCCTGTTGTGCGCTCATGCCAAGAGACTTATTAAGGATCTCGAAGTTTGCCGCCGTAGTCGCCGAGTCAATACCCAGCCCTTTTAGTTGCGCCGTTGCTTCAACTAGCTGTCCTTGCGCCTCTTCTGTCATCTCAGTGAACTGGCTCATGCCGGTATAGAGTTCTTTGACAGCTTCGCCGGCATCTTCCATGCTGACATTCCATTCAGCGTTGTGCTGCATGGTGTCCATAATCATGTCGTTGTATTCGCCAGTACCATTAGTAAGCTTGTTGACCGACGAGAACTGAGCGTCTGCGGAAATCACCATAGCCGCAGTTGCCTCTTGAACCTTCATCAAAGATGAGCCTAACATGTTGGCGACACTAAACTGCTCAGCAAGAGCGCTCGCTACCGCTTCCATGGACTCTTCAATGCCACCGTCTAAGAATGCACCGAAGAGCCCTGACCGCCAGTCAGCGGATACGCCAGTGAGCGTCTTTGCATACGACTGTGCGAGTCCAGCAGCCTTGGCTTGCGCCTTGATCATCTTCTGCATGGCTGTGAGTTCGTCTAGACGAGCTTGGAGCGCTGCTTTAATCGCCGGATCTGTCGCAGCCTTAATCTTCGCTTCAAGAATCGACTGTTCTTTTTCATTTTCAAGTTCTTTGAGGCGCAGATTAGCCTTGGTCAACTGACCTTGCTTCTTAGCTTGATCTAAGTTCTTCTTGATCGTTTGCGAATACTTGTCAAGCTGTTCCCATTGGGCGTTTGCAGCCGCCATGTCCGCAACAAACTGCGGACCCATCTCCAACAATGAATCCTTGATGTCAGCGGCGTCCACCTTCATGCGAGATAGCATGTCGGCGGCTTGTTTTAGTATTTTTGGATCTGGGGTATCAGCCATTCGCTAGCGATCTCCTTGGGGGATTCTCGGCTTACTTAAATGGCCAATCGATGCCCGTACTGCGCTCAAACTTTTTCACTGCGCCACGGAGCGCGTACTTGCTACGATACGTGCGCGGATCATCCAAGCCGTATTTCGCATAATCTTTGTAATATCTTTTTTCACCTGCTAGGGTGCGAGCAAAATCTTTTACTTGTCTCTTATTGCCTCGCACAATCAAGGGCACTTTTGCGCCACCGAACATGCGTTGCATGATCATTTTGATGCCGCCACCAAACATCGACAAAAAACTTTCGTTCATTTCGCCATTCTCGGCTGCGCCCAAGTCAATAATAATAGGAGCCAAGTCGCCGCTGTCTTCCATGGATAGTCCTCCAGATGATTCTAATAGTATCATCAGTAAATAGTTAAGTAAAAAAGAAAAAGGACCGGGTTTTAATTCCGGTCCTTTAAAAAAGCAGCCCAGTTATCTGCTGGGCTTGCTTACACTTGGCATGCTTGGTCTGCTCATAGACGGCATACTGGATGATCCCTTGGTTTGGGATTTTTTCATCTGTTCTGCTTCATCTTTAAACTGCTTCTGCAATCGCTCCATGAACCAGCGGCGTAGTTTTACTGGGAGGTTATATGCCTCGATGAAACTCCAGCCTCCGTGATATTTGAGCAAGAAAAATTGTTCATATACCTGTGCTATGTACTCATGACTTAGGCCAAAAAAAGTCCGCAGTGAACGGCACCTCCATGTCCTGTTCATATCCACAAGCCTCGCATGCGAAGTGTTGTCTCAAATCATAATTCGGCATTAGTGCAGCATAAGCGCTTCTCAAAAATCGAGAATCCGATGCTGGCATTGCATTCACAAATCCATAAATGTGCTGCATTAGGGTACTTCCATTGACTGCTGTAATGTACGTTCTCATTTGATCCGTCATTTGAGTGTCATGTCCTAAAAGTTCTTTTCTGGTGTTCTTGGCGCTCTTTTGCGCTTTCTGCATGCTCTTAGCCATTTGTGCCTCGTCGTGCCCGTTTAGCATACGGACTGTGACCACCACCTCAGACTTAGGCAAGGTGATATTAAATGTAAGATCCTCGTTTTTTGACACTAGGTTCTTATGCTCCTCGGAATCGAAGTATTCTGTATCAAATCCAGTTGCTACACCGTTCTCCAAAGTAAATTCATACTCTTGAGTGGTGGAACACGCTGGGCACTGAGTCTTGGTCTTGTACTCTGAGCCATAACCAGAGATTCGTGCTGCCACAAGGATAGCGTTCTTGTCTCCTGTTAGTAAGCCCTCTACTTTGACGCGCTTATCAACAATAATGTTCTGCAAGAACCGGTTGATTGCTACGCCCTTCTTAAGCAAAGCCCTAGACGTAAGAATATCCTCGTCCTTTGCGGTCATGTACTTAATCTCCAAGGTGTCAACGCCGCAAAGCGGATGATCCTCGGCATAGTACGCGCCGGCGGATGGAAGTTCTACGAACTCGGTTGGGACTACAAAGTTTAGTTGTCCCGCTGGTGTTGGGGTGGGCTGCGCAGCAGCCTCTTGAACGGCTGCAGTCGCATCGGGATGTTCCCGGGCGGCTGTCCGTTCGTCGTTGTTACGACCTGACATTAATCCTCCAATATGGTTTTAGTATATAATACTTAGTCAGTTTATTAAAATGTTTTTTTAAAAATGATCAGCTTGGTCCCGGGAAGACACTGCGTCCGGATGATCTCCAGCCTGCGCCGGCACCTGCGCCGTCGCCGCCGTTGTCGCCACCAAGTTCTGCCCAATCGTAGCGAACCTTAACGGTGATTTCTGCGATGTCATCAGACTCATAATCAAGATCGCCAAAGGAAACTTCTTTGATCCATGCGTTCTTAAGATACCATGATTCGATAGTAGTAACCCCTTCGCCGTCAGAAGACTCGCCAGAGATCATCTCAATGGTAAGACCGCCCAAAGCGGCAACTGCAGACTCTTTCGTGATAGTCTGTGCCGCATGCGCCTCGGTATCGGGAAGCTTGTAGCCTGCCATGTCGATGATCTTCAAAATGTTCTTTGCCGCATCCGGGTTAACAGGATCGACAAGAGTAAACTCTACTTCGTTGTATTCCATTCGTCCCGGGTAATAGAAAGAATGGTTAATATAACTATGCTTTACCTCTGAAACTGTAAAGGTGGGCTTAGTCACCTTCTTGATAATCCAAGCTGGGATGGTTACATCCGAATGGGGACCGCTATCGTCTGGGCTGATGCTCAGTATCCACCTAAATTTTCTCTTGGGTTCAGTTGTAGTGCTGCTCCAAAAATCTGACATTTGTTAAATCCTCCGAATGATTCTTCGTGAACCTCTTGTGGGTTCTATTTTCTTCTATAATAAGTAGTGAAACGATTGGGAAAACCCCGACCGTTTTCTGGTTTAGTCATCAAATGCTGCGCCGGAATCCGTGATAACGAAGTCGATGGCGATGAACTCGATTGCCTTCGCAGGCTTCAAGTAGATCTTAGCATACATGATATTTCTATCAATAAGATCTGGAGTGGTTGTGTTTTCATCCAAGATGATCTTGAAGTCCATGAGTCCGAGTCGCGACTTGACGCTTCCCAAGAAAGGAGAGACCTTAGAGGTGAACTTCTTCCATGTGGACTTAACGTTCTGGTCGAAGAGCAACGTTGCCGCCATTCTTGAGACCTCGCGCTTGACGAAAATCATCAAGCGACGTACGTTAATACGGTCAAGTGCTGACTGGGTAACCTGAAGCGTCTTCTGACCGAAGATTACGATGCCCTCTGCAGGGAACTGCGCAATCGGGTTGATGTTCGCATCGTAGAGGGAATCTCTTTCCTTGGAAGTCAAGCGTTCGCTGACTGCAAGGACGGGAAGACCGCCGCGACCCTCTGACAAACCGCCTCGGGTGAAGCCAGCAGGAGCAAACCAAAGCTCCTGAGTCTTCTGACCATATGACATGGCACCGAGAGCAACAACGGAGGGCGGAACCCAAACGCGCTGCGCAGTTTGCGGATCTGAAATCTGGACCCATGGGAAGTAGCAGGCTCCATAACTGGAGTTAAGACCGCGTGTTCTCATGTTGCTGACAGCGGTGGTGATGTTTGCACCACGGTTCTCAGCAGACTTAGTAGATTCAGTCTTGGGAGTATATGCGTTAGCAATATCAATAATCGCCAAGCAGTCTCCACGATCCTCTGCCGTGTTAATAGCATGGTTAGTCAAGCCGGTGTGAGTAACGCCCGGGATAGCCAACAGGTCCATATCAATAACCTCAGGATCGGCGACCATATCAATAGCCTTCTTGATTGAGTAATATGCATAGTTGGTAGTCTCGGCAGCATTGCTGGCAAGAGTAACGTTGTTGAACGGCTCTGACTGTTTAACATCTACGCCCTCGAATCCACCGTACATTGGAAGAACGAAGCGGTTTGCGCCGGCGTCCAGTGGTCCCTTGTAGGAAGAACTAGCAGCGGTCAGCGAGGTACCTGCAAGGCGTGAGCCGGAGAGGTAAGTGCTGTGCATCGCTTGTCCTGAGTTTGTTGACTTGATGTCATCAAGTGTGAAGTAGAAAGACACTTCGGTGTCCGCTGAAGCGGCAGCGTCATATGAGTTTACGCCGTAAGGAAGTGCGCGGACGGTATCGCCCCAACTGGTTTCAAACAGAATGTCTGAGTCTTCACGGGTTGAGTCAACACCCCAGTATGCGTTTCTCGCGTCGGACAAACCACCGTTAGAGGATGATTGTCTGAGATACAACTGCGGGTAGACGTAAGAACCACTGAAACCAACTTCTCCCAAGTTGCCGGAGACGTGTACTAGGACCGAGCCAGAGTGAACGCCACCCGCCCAGCCACCAGCGCTGTCGGGGTCACCGTTGCCCACCTCAGAACCGGGTTCGCCTGAACCTCCGTCCTTGCCGAATACGTTCTGGTAAGCGTTACCGAAATCGTTACCCGGGTTGGCTACCATTGTTGTTCCGCCGTCAGTTGCTACGGCTGCAGCGACTGAACCAGAGTTAATGGAGAACCCAATGAACCGGGGAGGTCCGTAGAAGCCGAATGGAAGCAGAAGCTGATCTGCTGTTCCAATCTCGACCGCGTTGTTGAGTTCTACACGAATAAACCTAGACATGTTGGGGTGCTCACCGTATTCTCTATAACGCTTTTCGGTGTCGCTCCACTTCTGTCGTCTGTCGCCAATCTTACGACCAATAAAGTTCGTAGAGAATGGGTTCAGGTTACATCCTGAGAATCTTTCAACGATCTGGACGGAGTTATCAAGGTCATCTGATTTGCGGAGAACAACATCAAACGAGCCGTACTTATCATAGTCGTTCGCAGAAACCTTAATAGATTGAATAGCAATCTTAAGGTTCTTCTGTTCCCACTCACCGGGTGAGAGAGTAACAAAGCGGAACAACTTCTGCATGTTAGTAGGATCGTAGGAGCCGTAGTTGGTGGTCAAGTCCTGACCGAATACCCAACCAGACTTGGCTTCCTTTGCCGCCATCGTCTGTACACCGGGGGTGTAGCTGCCAAGCTTCATCGGGGCAACGAAACCATAGTACTGACCGCTAGCGCCATCGCTGATATCTGCGGTGCCAGCCTCGCCGGTATAACCGGAAGCCTGCTGTCCACACTGCTCGACCAAGTGGCGGTCGAAAGTCTCGCCAAGCCAGTAGTGATGGTCGCCAGAGTTAGTGCCCTGATCGGTGATCTGATCGTTGACCGTCATGGGGTTCGTGTTGAACACGTTTCTAATGTATTTTGCAGAAGTTCTGTTAAAGTTGAATGCTGTCTCATGACGCACAGTTGAGCCGGTCATAACTTGAGCGGTGAATCCTGCATATGCTGCATTAGACTCAACCAACACGTTAGAACCAGAAACGGTAACGTCGTCCTCGGTGGAGCCAGCGCATGTACCCTTGAGGGCAAGCTCGCCGTTCTTCAAGTAGAAGATGGCTGCTAGACAACCCTTGTTAGCAGTAGTGCCTGAGCCGGAGTTGGCAATAAAGAGCCCATAAGCACCGCCGTCAGTACCAACAGTGCCATTTGACCAGCCTGCGTATCCAGACGAGGTAGCATCCTCATGCTGCTCGCCAACCAGACGAACGATAGTACAGGCGTTGGTGTTTCGCAACCATGCTTGTGCGGCATATGCAGCATAGGTCGGACCTACATTGTTGCCGTCGCGCCATACGTCGTCTCCTTGTCGTCCACCGACTGGTGAACCGAATACTTCAATGAAGTCTGAAAATGATGTGATTCGAGTGGGACGCATTGATGGTCCTCTCGCTGTGCGTCCAATAATAACTGGACCGATAGGATCAGCCGGTCGGGGAAGTTGTGAGTTATCGATCTCATTAACAAACACACCGGGTGAAACAAACTTAAACTTGGTTACTGACATTACGCTTAATCTCCTGCATTAATACTTTAGTCCCTTTTTAGAACAGGGGCTTTTATGTTCTTCATACAGCTTCTTTGTCGCCATATTTCACTAATAAATAGTTCCCGATATCGCCAACGGACATGAAAGAATAGAAATCTTATACGCAACGAAAGAAGGGGTCCGACAAGCGGACCCCCTCAGGAACAAATCCCTACTTAATCTTAGAGTAAGAAGTAGACTTGAAGTACATCGTCAGCATCAAGCTTAAGGTCAGCGTGAAGTTCGACTGAGCCAGTAGCTGTGGTGTAGTCACCAGAGCCAGCGGCAGAGTCGGTGGAATCACCGCGATAAAGCATTTGACCGTTCAAGAACACCATTTCGCTACCAGAAACTGGAGTAGCGGGAAGGGTGTAAACACCCGAAGCGGTGGTGTAGCTATGACCGCTGGAACCAATGCATCGTTCCATGGCAAAGTCAACAGTCAATGCGTTACTAACAACTGCGATACCGTTTCCGCCACAGTTAGAGTTCAGCATAGTACCCTCGACTGCGTTGGCAGCGATTGTCAAAGCACCAGCATCAGAAGCAGTGGCATCACCACTCATAGCACTGTAGACGTACTTCTTCATACGTGTCAACGTGGACTTGCGGTTAGTACCGCCAGCACCATCATCAACGATGAAGAGGTCTGCATCAACAAGGTCAGCACCGATATCGGTAGAACCGTCAATGTCAAGCTTGTCAGCATTGAGTGAGCCGTCAACAACAGAAGCGTTAACAACTGCGTTTGCAGCCAACTCGTCAGCACCAACAGCGTCATCAGCAAGCATGCTGTTTTCGACAGCGCCTGCAGCGATGGTAAGAGCACCACCGTCAGCAACAGTGGCATCGCCAGAAACAACACCAAAGAAGTGATCACGAAGACTGTCAACACCAACTCTCTTGATGGTTCCGTTATCGGAAATCATCATTTCATCAGCGTCAGCGATGTCAGCGTGAGCCAACTCTGCTTGACCAGAGATAATATCTTCAGCAAGCATGCCATGCTCAACAGAGGCAGCAGCGATGGTCACAACACCAGCATTAGTACAAGTTACATCACCGCTAAGAGCGAAAGAACTGTAGTCAGTTCCATCAGCAATCAAGAAGTGAGTAGTGGTAGCAGCCAGAGAGTCATCAAAGAGAGCAATTTTAGCACCCGTGATAGCATCGGCAGCGATGGTGACAGCACCACCAGCAGCGATAGTAGCATCACCACTTACGTCAGCGAAAACAGCATCTTGAAGGTTACTAAAAGTAATCTTCTTCTCAGTACCATTATCAGAGAAGATAAAGTGATCCTGAGTTTGGTGAACGCCGGCACTACCGAGAGCAGCATAGGTATCAATGTCAACACCACCAGCATAAGTCTTAACGTCAGAGAACGGAATGGTTTTCATTACGCCATCGTCGTGAACGACAAGACCATCAGCATCAGCAATAGTAATACTAGAGCCAACTGCGGTACTGCCATCGAGCAAGTTAAGCTCAGCAGGGATTGAAGTGATTGCTACGGTTGAAGCTGCAGCAAATGGCTGCAAGAAACCACTAACGTTTGCAAGCTGAATTGTCTTATCAGCGCCAGTTGGGTCAACCGCTTTAAGGGTTGTCTCGTAGGCATCATCGGTAGCACCTTCAAAGATGACACCGTTTGCGGTGTTAACAACTTCAACGTCAACTGTCGTTGTGGTACCGGTAACAATCAAGTTACCCGGAATGGTAACAGTCGAAGCGGCGCCATTACCTAGGATAACGTCAATTTCATCCTCAACGTCACCATCAGAGATAATAATACCGTTGTTCATTTCGCCATCGTGAGAAGCGACACGCAACACCAGCTTACCACCTTCAGTACCGTTAGATGCATCTGCAATCTGACACATCATCTCAGCGTATGTAGTTTGCTCTTGAGCATCGTTATCTCCGCTCCAAGCAATTATACCAACGATATCATCATCAGCGGCTGCAGCACCCTTGTCTTTCAAAAAGTGAAGACGAGCGCCAAGTCCGTCATTTGTGGTGTTTTTAAGTTCCAACATTGGATCAAGGGAGTTCGCTGACTCCACCTGTACCGTATCACTGGAAAGGAGCAGTGCTCCGTCAGCGGCGAGCTTCAAGTTACCATCAGAAGCCTGATGAATATAAGTAGCAGAGTCGCCGAACTGAAGTTGACGTGACGAGTTCAGAAGCAGTGCCGTGTCAGCAACGTGAGTTAGCGTCACATCACTACCGTCACCGAATGCAAGAACTGCAGCGTCTGACTTGAGTTTGACATCATTGCCAAAGATACCGTCTTTTGCAACACTCAAACCACCATCGGTCTGTAAAGAACCGTCAGTAGTAGAAGTGGCATCGGTAGCATCATCAACGATTACGCGACCAGAGGTCGTGAGTTGAGCCATGGCTGAGTTACCGGTTGAGGTGATTGCACCGCAACCAACAGTGCCAATAGTGGCAATGTTCTTAGAACCATCCAAGACAACAGCCTTAGAAGCAGCCGCAGTGCCTGCGGTTACACTATCAAGAACACCCAATTCCGCCGTAGAAATAGTAACAGCGTCAAGTGTCAACGACGTGTCGCCGGTGATGGTGCCGCCGACATTAATTGAGCCGAAAGTTGAAGCACCAGTTGAGGTGATAGCACCACAACCAACTGTACCGATAGTAGCAATGTTCTTGCTTGCGTCCAAGACAACTGCCTTGGAAGCTGCAGCGGTACCTGCAGTTACACTATCCAGTACTCCGATCTCCGCAGTGGTGATCGTCGTGCTGTCGAGGGTTAGGCTAGTGTTTGCCGTTAAAGTACCCTCTACGTTTGTATTGGAATATAGATTAATTTTTGAGTTTGCATATGCAAGCGATCCACCATCATAAAATGTTAGTGTACCTGCGCTGTGGATGCTGCCCGATTCCATGCTCATTCCGTCTGTATAAACACCCTGTGCGAATTTTGCCAGAGTAGCGGTTGAGCCGGACATAAGTTCCAGTTGCTTTGCATTTACTAATGTTCGTGCCATTCATTTTACCTCCATAGTTAATAAAAAAGCACCATAAAAACTTGTTTTATGGGTGTCTTACCGTCTATCGAAGACGCTTATATGCAGCAACACGATTACGAGTCGGAGCTAGGCTCTTCCTCGCGGACGAAACTACCCTGCTCCTCCTCCCCAGTGGGGAAGTTGAGAGCGTAATCGACAGTGGGTTCGACATTATAAGTAGTCCGAAGGTCTGCGATTTGTCGCTGCACTTGCTCATTTAATGCATTATTTACTTTAAAGAATTCCACCTTCTCTTTTTCGTGCCGGATGAGCATTTCTCCGCCAAATCCCTTAAGCAGCTTAATTGATTCCATTGTTTCATTCAAAGGCAGAAGGTCTTCCTTATTAATGGGAATTACCGAATCAGTACAAAATTCAGGTTCTGAAGGTTCCTCCTCTTGTACCTCAACCGAGGTAGGCTCCGGAGCCTCTGCTTCTTTCTCTGGCTCGATGTATTCCTCTGGGGTTTCCAAAGCGGTTTTAATTTTATTCCATGATTTTTTCCACATAATATACTCCTGTTGTAAGTGGTGTGTTGTGATTACGAGTTCTTAACATAGCTAGCAACCAGTCTATCGTTCTCTTCTGGAGCGGTATCTAGCGTAATCGTGTTGCTGCTAATTGTATAGTCGGCACTTTCGCCGGCAGTAAGAACTAGTCCGTTATGAATCAAAGTGACCGTGCCGGCACGGGGATTGCTTGTTAACGTGAAAGTTTTGTTTGTTCCGTTTAACGTACCGTTGACTTCTTGCTGAGTTATAAAGTCTTCATGCTTAATGACATCATCTCCAGAAACTCCGCCGCCACCGCCGCCGCCGCTGGTAGTGTGTACCTTGCCGAAATGAACCTGCCCTGCCATCATTTGCCTCACAGAGCGCAACGAATCGGCGCTAGAAAATCTCATCCACTGATCCGGTACCGTGCCAGCGCCTTCGAGCATAACGCTTTCTCTTGGCATAACGATTGATACTGCATTTTCGCGTATTGTCAGTTTGGGTCTGGCATCGTTTGCTCCGCCGCCAATAAGATAGCCTTCAAGTTTAATCGTTACATCTGTTCTCAGTACCCGATCTTCTTCCTCAAGCGTTGCCAAGTTATTGTTGAACGAGAAGTCCTCAACCTTTGCATCAAAAGTATGTGTTTCATGCCGACAACGGAACCAGCTATGGTTACCAACGTTGCTGTGTATGCCTTGCAGAATCTCATTCATTTGCGTATGGAAGTCGGTCTGAATTGAAAGTTTATATTCTGCCACCACACGTATCGGCATCGGCATCGAAATAGTCTCATACACAATTCTACCATCCTGTTTGCTAGTGTATTGTACGAGAGCACCCCTATTTGGTTTAGTGTCGCCATCGTAATCGCCACCGGACCACTTCATTTTTTGGGCTGCAGTTCTAAATGCTGAAGTCTTGTCCTGCTTGATGCGGCGAGCGACAACAATAGAGCCGCCCTGAGGATCAAACTTGCTATGTGAAGACTGTAGGTTTGCCGGCATTGTGCCCATTCGTGCCGGGTCTTTCGTAATCGAAACTCTGTCAAGCGCCATCATTGGCAGGATCAGCATGCCGCCGCTATCGCGCAAGTCTTTGTTCGCCTTGATCTGGTGAGCCCTTTCTCCGCCAACCCAGATTAAAGGCACCTTTTTCCAGCCCTTGCTGGTGTTGGTGTGCAAATCGCATATGTCGTTAAGCCAGTTGAAAATAGCATAGTCAAGCGTCTCCGGAGAAGACGCAGCAAACTCCAACTCTTTCAACTTTCCTAGTTTTTCAAAGGTTAATTTATCTGAGTAATGATCACTCGCCATCGAACACGTCCCTCCTTACCTTCACGCACTTAGCGCTGATTTCCATCATATGCTCAATCTGTCCAAAGACCCGGGTAGGCTCAGACACCTTGACTAGCTGATAAAACTGTGAACCATACCGCAACATGTCGCCTTCGCGAACAAACAAGTCCTGATCTTCGGTCAGACGCCTCTTGTGAAAGTGTACCGTCATTGTGGTGATCTTATCGATACCCAAGGCATCAGTATAAATAGTCTCCAACCCTTCCCATTCGACCAACGCCTTTACACGAACCGGTGGTAAATAGGTTTTGTCTATTGCCTCACCATACAGTGGATGATAGTTGGTATGTTCAATGTCAAGGGGAAAGTATAAAACTTCCTGCCCAATGACCCTCTCAATAAGTTCATCATTAACCTGTTTGACCAGATCGCGCTCTTTCTGCCCGGTAAATAGTGGGCTTGGCGGTTGTTCTGGCTGCTTCCATTTATCTTTAGGATCCGACATAGCTTACTCCTAAAATACGAAGATCGACAATGGGATCTTCGCCTGAATCTTATTAACTTGATCCACCTTGTCGGCATCGCCTTCCATCAACTTGTTGTAAGTCAACTCATCGAGCAGTTCTTTGAGTTCTGTCCTCAGTGCTTCCTGTTCTTCCTTACCTTGCGACAACAAAGCTTCGCCATTAAGCGTAACTGACTCTCCCGGGATAGGAATCTGAGCGAACTTGCTTCTTACTTGCCCCAGAGTCTCTTTGCAGAGCGCCAAGGCGAATCTGCGAATCCACTGCTTACCAATTGAGTTGATACTCTTGTAGGGTACGTTCTGAAACGGCACATTATTAAGGTTATTCACACCATCAATGCCAATATCGGCAGAGCCGCTAGTTTCCCATGGCTCGGTCGGGATGGTGAACTGGATCCAAAAGTATTTTGGGCTTGAACTGACTGGCTTCGGGAAAAGCCTAAGCTGATTGTTCTTGAGTTCAAATGAGTAGTGTGAGTTTCTGGTATAAATGGAGTCTTCAAATGCCATTGACTGCGCTTTGTTCTGCCATGCCGGAATAACCTCAAAAGTCGAGTCGTCTGAGTACTGTCCGTAGTTCGACAAGTTGCCGACCGTGTTCAAGCCACCGTAGTAGCCATAGAATCGCCACATTGCGTGCGGTGTTCTGTAAAAAACCTTTCTAACTGTCAGATGCTTCTGTCCGACCAAGCCGGCGAAGTTAACCGTGTTACCGGCAGCGTCCTCGCCTGAGTCTGAAGCATCCTGAATGATAGAATCTAAGTCATAATCTTGCTGATTCGTCACTGTCCTGAATGAGCAGGAATATTCGGTGGTGTTACCGCCTACGCCTGCATCGCCAGCCATACCTTCGGCAACGCGACGGGCATATGCGAACTCGAATCGAGGATACTTCATTGAAATGCCGCCGGCACCGCTCAGGCTGGAGGAAAGCTCTCCTGCTTTGAGTTCACCGTCGTGATCAAACGTCCCAGTCATAGAGCCAAGGTAGTCAGAAAGAGTATTCTTGGCTTGATGAGAATTAATAATGTATGAATATTCTAATACCGACTCTTCATACGCGGCATACACATTTCCCGTTGTCAATTCGATGTCTAATACATCACCACCTAACTTTTTGTAGACGTACGCAACCTGATCAGAGGCTCCGGACACAAAATCAGTGGAATCTGAATAGATGCCATATGGTAAAGCGGAAGTTACGTCACCGGTTGATCCTGTAGACGTTAATATTACTTTGCTTAAATTGCTTTTGGGTGTTAATTCTGGGTGGCTCATTCATTATATCCTCCGTAACGTAATTAGTTTCTCAAAAAGGAAAACCCCGCCCCATAAAGGGACGGGGAAAGATTTAAATCTTATTGTGGGTCTAGACTCCTATTAGGAAGTTGTAACAGATCCGTCAATCTGGGCATTTCCGAAGAAATACCAAGAAGTGCCGTCACTGTACAATTCAATCCACATGCCTTTCTTAGCAGTAGTTCCAATGATAACATTGGCAACTCCAGTGGCGCCAGAAGAGCCGGGAGCATCGTCGCCTGTGTCAACTTCAGACTCGCTGACGTTACCGAACATAATCGCCGAACCAGCAGCAATCGTAATTGCACCAGTAGGCGTGTCCTCGGTTACCATACAACGGTAGTGAAGTCCAGCAG